GGTAAGAACCATGGTTTGATCTTTGTTCTTGACTGGTCTGGTTCAATGCAGAATGTTCTCAAGGATACTGTCAAACAACTTCTCAATCTTGTTTGGTTCTGTCGCAAAGTGAACATTCCTTTTGAAGTTTATGCATTCTCTAATGAATGGTTCCGTCAATGTGAAGATGCTGAAGACATTCCTTTCAGTTACCGCACTCTTCTTCATCAGGAACCAATTGCAAATACTCTGGCTTTGACTGGGTTCTTCAATATGTTGAACTTCCTGTCTAGTAAAACCCGTGCAAAGGACTTCGAAAATCACTGTAAGTATCTCTATCTTCTTGCATCTAACCCTGGTGGTTATCCCCAACTGATGTTGTCTGGAACTCCCTTGAATGAAGCCCTGATTTCTCTGTACAAACTGATCCCTCAGTTCAAAGAACGTCATGGTGTTGAGAAGTTGAACGCAATCATCTTGACTGACGGTGAAGCCCAATGCATTCCTTATATTGTCAACTATGATAATAACTATGGTTTCAACAGTATTACGGATCGTTGCGTTCTCCGTGATCGTAAACTGGGAACCACCTACAATATTCCTGGTCGATGGACTGGTCCCACTTCAGCTCTACTGAAGAACCTGCAAGATCGGTTCCCTGAAGTCAATCTTCTTGGTATTCGTATCCTTGGTGGTGGTGAACTTCGTCGTTATCTTTCAAATCAAAACCTAAAAAATGATGAAATTGAAAAAGCCATGACACAGTGGAAAAAGAACAAGTCTGCGACTGTTGTGGGTGTTCAGGGTTACACCAAATACTTTGCAATGTCCTCTAGTTCTATTGGTAATGATAGTGAGTTTGAAGTCGCAGACAATGCAACCAAGTCTCAAATCAAGAGTGCATTCACAAAATCACTGAAGTCCAAGAAACTGAACAAGAAAATCCTGAGTGAATTCGTGGAGGTTATCGCATGAACATCTTCGTCACTGATCCAAGTCCCCGTGTTTCTGCCAGGGTTCTTCCTGACAAACACATTGTCAAGATGCCTTTGGAGAGTTGTCAAATGCTCTCCATCATTTTCTCTAAGTGGTATTATGACTGGGGTACAATCAACAAACTTGATGGTACGCCATACAACACTGTAAAGGGTGCATTTCGTAATCACCCTTGTACTCAGTGGGCTGCAGAAAATATCTACAACACTGCATGGTTGATCATGCATGGAACTTCTCTTGCTTATGAGTATTATCTTCGATATGGTAAAGTGCATTCATGCACTAAGACTTTGTTTGAAGCTAAAAAACTTTTTCATCGCAAAACTGGTAAACCAATTACTTGTTATGGTATGGCGGATAACTTTGCCCGTGCAATGCCTGACGAATGGAAGTTCGATGATAGTATAGATACTTTTACCGCGTACAAGTTGTATATCAACTCCAAGCCTTGGGTCGCGGAAAACTATCTTCGCAATCCTGAACGTAAACCAGAGTGGATATCTTAGAGAGACCTTGTTATCAAAAAGGTGCAAGTGAGTGGGTTGTTATCAAAAAAGACATTCTTCACTATCACAAAATTCCATATACTATCAGTACAATCCTTGAGTGTTCACGGAGACTGAGGGAATGCCTTACTCCAGATCTTCTTACTAAGAAGTATCGTGTTGAGAATGAAACCAATCCCATGTACGGGCATTGTTACCATGCAACTCAGGCTATGTATTATCTCCTTGACACTGACACTCTAGATCCTATGAGTGCCAGAGATTACAGAGGAGATCTACACTGGTGGTTAAGAGATCGTGAGAATGGCTTTGTGATTGACATGACAGCGGATCAATACTATTCAGTTGGTAAAGAACCACCACATAACAAAGGTAAAGTCTCTAAGTGGTATGGATGGAAACACAGACCGCACAAGAGAACCATGGTTCTCATGATGAAAATGCAAGAGGACGCCCGTATGGACAGTTGGGCGGCTGACCACCTGACCCCCTCCTAGGGGGTTTTTCCGTGTATATTACATACATACCAATGAGGGTTTCAACCAAATGTCCAACAACATCATCGACGCTCTGCGTGATACCTACGGTGATAAGATCACTTCTGGTGATGTTCGTGGGTACTGTGCCGCCAATGGCATCTCCTACCCTACTGTGACCAAACGACTTGATCAATATAAAATTTCCCGTGGTAAGTGGGACCTGACTATTCAAGAAGCCCGTCAACAACTTGAAAAAACTGTCACCGCACCTGCGGTAGTTCCTCCTATCGAACAAAATCTTATCCCTGAAAAAGATGATACCTTCGTCAAGTTTGGTAACTTTGGTGATATTAAAAAAATTATTCAGTCCCGTCTTTTCTATCCTGCGTTCATTACGGGTCTGTCGGGTAATGGTAAAACGTTCTCGGTTGAACAAGCTTGTTCTCAACTTGGTCGGGAACTGATCCGTGTAAACATTACGATTGAGACTGATGAAGATGATCTGATCGGTGGTTTCCGTCTCATCGATGGTAATACTGCATGGCACAATGGCCCCGTGATTGAAGCTCTTGAACGTGGAGCCATTCTTCTTCTGGATGAGATCGATCTGGCTTCTAACAAGATCCTTTGTCTTCAATCTATTCTGGAAGGTAAGGGTGTCTTTCTGAAGAAGATCGGTCGTTGGGTCAAACCTGCACCTGGTTTCAATGTGATTGCAACTGCAAACACTAAGGGTAAGGGTAGTGATGATGGTCGTTTCATCGGAACTAACGTTCTCAACGAAGCTTTCCTTGAACGTTTCCCTGTGACCCTTGAACAACAGTATCCTTCTCCTAAGATCGAACAGAAGATCCTTGAGGGTATCTCTCTTGATCTGGGTGTGGAAGATCGTGACTTCTGTGTTCGTCTTTGTGACTGGGCCGATATCATCCGTCGCACTTTCTACGATGGTGGTATTGAAGAGATCATTTCCACCCGTCGTCTGGTTCACATTATCCGTGCCTACTCTATCTTTGGTGACAAGGTTAAAGCCATTCAGGTTTGTCTCAACCGATTTGATGACGAAACCAAGGGTGCATTCCTTGATTTGTATGACAAGGTTGACGAAAACGTTGACATCAAGGCCACCGATGAGGTACAATAAGAAATGTAGCTCTATATGATGTGATGACTGACGAAGAGTTTATCATGAACCACGGGGGGTATGACTACACTCCCCTCCGTATTGACAAACAGGAAACACCAGATGGAAATGTTTTCACTATGAAAGTTGATGATGGTATGCGACCATGGGGTCATAGTGACCTTGAATATCTTGCAAACATGAATAAAGAAACAAACCAGAACGGCTTCTGGAAATACCAAGAAGACAAAACACTTAAAGAAATCGAACAATATCTCACAAGTACATATCACCAACACTACACTTCTCAAGAATCCAAAACTCAAACTCTGGATTTGATTGAGAGTATCGGTGATGCCGAACCTTTCACTAGGTCCAACGCAATTAAATATCTCTCACGTTTTGGTAAGAAGGGTGGTAAGTCTAGACTTGACATCCTGAAAGCCATCCACTATTGTATTCTCCTCTACCACTTCTCTGGTCTTCACAATGAGCGCAAAGACACCTATGAAACTTTCTAGTAACACCACCAACATCCTCAAGAACTTCTCCCAGATCAATCAGTCGATCCTGATCAAACAGGGTAACAAACTGAAGACCATCTCTGTGATGAAGAACATTCTTGCAGAAGCTGAGATTGAGGAAGAGTTTGAGAAGGACTTTGCGATCTATGATCTCAACCAGTTCCTGAGTGGTCTGTCTCTGTACGATGCACCTGATCTTGAGTTTGGTGAAAGTTATCTCACTATTCGTGATGGTCGTCGTCGTGCAAAATACTTCTTCGCAGATCCTGATGTAATCGTTTCTCCTCCTGAGAAAGAGATCTCCCTTCCTTCCCGCGATGTTTGTTTCTCTGTTGCAACTCAACAGTTGGACAAACTCCTCAAGGCTGCTGCAATCTATCAGGTTCCTGACCTGTCTGCAATTGGTCGCAATGGTAAGGTTGAACTGGTTGTTCGTGACAAGAAGAACGATACTTCTCACGAATTCAGTGAGGAAGTTGGTGAGACTGAAGATGACTTCGTGTTCAACTTCAAGGTCGAGAACATCAAGATCATTCCTGGTACTTATGACGTTGTGATCTCCTCCAAACTCCTTGCAGAGTTCACCAATAAGAATACTGACCTGAAATACTATATCGCTCTGGAGCCTGACTCCACTTATAATTGATGAAACATATCCTGTTTACCCTCAAAGAATGCAACACAATATTGTTGGATGATGAGGAGTTTATCAGGGACACCCTGTATGTTGCCTCTAGGAAGTGCAATTCAACTTTGTTGGCTTTGAACTCTCACAAGTTCCAACCTCAGGGTGTCACTGCCCTTGCAATGCTTGCAGAAAGTCACATCAGTATCCATACCTGGCCTGAAAAAGGGATGGCTGTATGTGACGTTTTCACCTGTGGGGATCACACAAATCCCCAGGATGGTGTAGACTACATGAAGGATGTCCTGGAGGCCCAGGACATTGTTTCAAACGAATTTATTCGTCCACTTGAGTGATTATTGATGTCTCGTAATGATTTCCTTTGGGTCGAAAAGTATCGCCCCAAAACCATTGAAGATTGCATTCTCCCTGCATCGATCAAGAAGACATTCCAAGAGTTTCTTGATGCAGGGGAACTGCCTAATCTACTTCTTGCGGGTCCTGCAGGTGTAGGTAAAACCACAGTTGCACGGGCCCTTTGTGAACAACTAGGGTGTGATTACATTGTAATTAATGGATCAGATGAAGGACGTTTTCTTGACACGGTACGGAACCAGGCCAAAAACTTTGCATCGACCGTTTCACTTTCTTCAAGTGCTAAACACAAAGTCATCATTATTGATGAGGCTGACAACACAACCCACGATGTTCAACTCCTCCTACGGGCGAACATTGAGACGTTTTATGGTAACTGCAGGTTTATTTTCACCTGTAACTACAAAAACAAAATCATTGAACCCCTTCACTCCCGTTGTGCAGTCGTTGAGTTCTCCATTCCTGGTAAATCAAAACCAACGATTGCAGGTAGTTTCTTCAAGAGGGTTTGTTCCATCTTGGATACGGAAAGTGTCACGTATGATCAAAAGGTTATTGCAGAACTGATCAACAAACATTTCCCAGATTGGCGTCGTGTTCTAAATGAATTGCAACGTTATTCTGTCAGCGGTACGATTGATAGTTCTATCCTTGCAGAGTTCTCCGACGTTAAAGTAAATGATCTCATTAAAAACCTTAAAGAGAAGGACTTCGCTGAAGTTCGTAAATGGGTCGTTAATAATCTGGACAATGATCCTAGTGTATTACTGCGTCGCGTTTACGATGCTCTTTATAATGCCGTTGAAGGTCCTTCCATTGCTGCTGCTGTCCTCATTATTGCTAAGTATCAGTATCAGATTGCCTTCGTTGCGGACCAAGAAATTAACCTTCTGGCGGCATTAACTGAAATCATGGTTGAGTGTAACTTCAAATGACCTACATCACCAAGGAAGACATCAATAAATTTGGTTCATACAAAGATCGCAATAATCACTTTGATGATGAACTTGATATTGATGTCTTCATTGCATTTCTTAAGACTGTATACATAGATGGTAATGTAGAGTACAAGAAAAAACCTTTCGGTGACTATGGTGTAGATCTTGGTGTTTACATCGATGGAAAACTTTCTTTTACTGTTGATGTAGAAAGGTGGAGTGCTTGGAAAGATGAGTGGCCTAATTTCTATTCTCACATCAGTTTCCTTGGTAGAAAAGAAAAATTCCTAAAGAGAAAAGAAAACTTTGTAATGGTCTATTTCAATTATGACCGTACAAAGTTTATTTGCGTAGATAGGAAAGATATAGTAAAATATCCTACAATTGATAGACATACCAAAGGTAAACTTGATCGTATCAAGAAACTACCTTTTGATGTTGGTCGTCTCTATGGATCAAATCTAACCGAAAGAGAAAAGACCCTATTTAAAAACTATAAGGTTCGTGAAATCAAATGATCTTAAGTGAGAACGATGCAGTGTATGCTGCAGACAAATTCATCAATTACTTTTCCAACATGGATCGTATTGATGAGTATCTTCGCAATGTGAAGATTGAGAGAGTTCTCAATCGTAGTCCTCTGTCAAACTTCTATGAGGAAGAGGATACTCATGGTATGTTCACGGCTTTTGACATGCATCCAGAGGACATGGATATCGCATGTTATGAAGCTGTAGATCTCAAGAAGACCAGTGGAAAGGTGTCTGGTATTCGTTCTCTTAAAGAGTTCAATGAGAAACTCCAGATCACTACCTCTCACGCAATTGAGGATAGTGTTCCTGGTAAGTCTCTCAAGTGGATGGTAGTTGAAAAAAATACCAATACTATCCTTGGTTTCTGTCGTTTCGGTTCTCCCACAATCAATTCCAAACCACGCAATGAGTGGTTGGGTCAAACTCCAGATCTGACGATCTTCAATCGTCATGCGATCATGGGGTTTATCATTGTGCCTACTCAACCCTTTGGATACAATTATCTTGGAGGTAAACTCCTTGCAATGTTGTGTTGTACCCATGAAGTTCGTGAGTTGTTAAACTCCAAGTATGATGCAAACATCTGTCATTTTGAGACTACTTCTCTCTATGGTTCTACCAAGAGTGCATCTCAGTATGATGGTTTGAAACCAATCATGAGATACAAAGGTCTCACTGACAGTAACTTCACTCCTCTTCTTCATGACCATATCTTCAAAGATTTGAACAAGTGGTTCATTGAGAGGAACAATGGTGAGGGTCTTGTCAAGGCTGATGCATCTAGCCGTAAACTCAAGACACAACAACGCATGATTGCAATCATAAAGAAGTCTCTCTCTGGTGATAAACTCAAAGAGTTTGTGGATGCAATTGCAAGTGCAACCGCATTGACTGAGAAGAAACGTACATACTTTTCTGATTATGGTTTTGCAAATGTTCGTGAGGTTCTTCGTGGTGAAGATACTCAGTTGGTAGAAAACCCACAGAACTTTGATAAGTTCTACATGGAGAATGTGGTTGAGAAGTGGAAGAAGATGGCTGCAAAACGTTATGCCAAGTTAAAGGAAGAGGGTAATCTCCGTACAGAATTGGAGGTTTGGACCAAAGATATGGAGATTGATATCATTCGATAATTCTAAATAGACTAGCCATATTCTCAACATATGACATTAGATCTTCATAACTTTTTCAAGTATTATGATGATGGTAATGCGAACCATGTAGCTGCAGTTCAATGGCTGGAAGATAATCTTCCTGCACAGTTCATGGATGACTCTGAGACTGAGTGGATTGGAATTTATAGAACTAAGCCACCTACACCAGAAGTTCTTGCAGTTCCGTATTACAATCAAGTAGATAACTACAGAGATGCTCATAGAACTTGTAACAGTTCTTCCTGTGCAATGTGTTTGTCATTCCTCAAGCCTGGTTCCATTAAAGGTGACGACGAATACGTCAAGAAGGTATTCGAAATCGGTGATACAACTGACCATGCAGTGCAGACCAAAGTCCTTGCTGCGTATGGTGTTAAGTCACATTTCAGCTACAACCTTTCATTCAGTGATATTGATAAGAGCCTTGACGCTGGTAAACCAGTAGTCATTGGTATTCTTCACCGTGGATCACTGACCAATCCTACTGGTGGCCACATGTGTGTGGTAATTGGTAAGACCCCAGATGGAAAGGGATACTATATCAATGATCCATATGGTTCTCTCAATGATAACTATACTGGTCCAGTGACAAATGGTAAGAAGACCATTTACACCAAAGCCGTTCTCAAACATCGTTGGTGCCCTGGTGGTAACGATGGTTGGGGTAGAATTTTTGACTGAGGAGAAAACCAATGGCAAGGATCGATTTACACAACTTCTTTAAGTTCTACGACGAAAGAAATCCTAACCACGTCAAAGCTGTACAGTGGTTAGAAGATAATCTCCCCGTCAAGTTCCTTGAGGACAATATTGATTGGGCAGAGATCTATCGCGGAAAAAAGTCTAGTGCTGCACCAGCCCCTGCCGCTGCTGCAGCTCCTGTAGTTGGTGGTGATGACATGCCTATGATGGGTCTCAAACTCATCAAAGAGTTTGAGGGATGCCATCTCAAGGCGTACCCTGATCCCCTCACAGGCGGACTGCCAATCACTATTGGTTGGGGTTCAACCCGTAAGAAGGATGGATCACCATTCCAACTGGGTGATACGATCACTCAACAGGAGGCTGATGATCTTTTGATCAGTCAGTGCAAGAACCAGTTCCTTCCCTCACTTCGTAAAATTCCACACTGGAATGAAATGACGGATGGTAAACGTGGTGCATTATTGTCGTTTGCCTATAACTTAGGTGCAGGCTTCTATGGTGGAGATAACTTCAACACTATCACTAAACGACTGAAGAACAAAGAATGGGATTTGGTTCCCGATGCGCTGTATCTCTACAGAAATCCTGGTTCCAATGTAGAAGCAGGTCTTGCCCGTAGAAGGAAGGCGGAAGGTGAAGCTTGGAAAAAAGGTTAACTTCACTTAAACACTACAATGGAATTCTTAAATAACAAGAAAAAGGAAAACGCTTTGGGACAATTAATTCGTATTGCGATCTTGAGTTGGTCTGCTGCACTTCTTACTGCAAGTTATGCAGGTATGTTATCCAAAATGGATCCTACCTTTATTGCAACGGTGTTCACGGCATCCGCCGCGACCTTCGGTATTAACACCATGAAGAAGGGTGATGATGACGATCATGAACCCAAGAGAGAAGAACCAAAAACTGAATATGTTATAACCGAACCCGCACCAGTTTGGAGTGATGAGGTTGCTGCTGCCCCTGCAAGAGATGCATCTCTTGAGGAAAGAGTAGAAGCCCTTGAGACTAAAGCTGAAGAAGGTGAAGGATTTGTTCAACCCCGTACTGGAGGTGCATGATGCAAAAGATTATTAATGCCTTGGCAGTCGCTTCATTTGTACTGAGTGCATCTGCAGTCGGTGCTGGTGTTTATGCCTACATGAACAGAGAAACACTGATCGAACAGGCAAAACGTGAGATCATGGAAGCAGTCATGCCTAAAGGCGTGAAAGAAGTTACCGAAAAGTTACCATTCAAATTGTTCTGATGTATATCGCAAAGAGAGAAGGTGTCATGGGTACTTGGGATTATTTCCAAGATAACCTTGATGACAGTCCAAAATGGACAAAAGATAAGTCGAAGGCTGGTACTTTCAATACGAAAGAAGATGCCTTGGCTCACTCCAATCCAACTGGTCTTTATGACATCATTATTGAAACGGTCTGATTTCTTGACAAAAACTAAATAATAACTTATTATGTAAGAACCCACCTCCGTTGGTGGGTTTTTTATTATGAGACTTTGATTTGATTTTAGAGCCGTGGAGATTGCCTTCTGAGAAGAAGGTGTACCCCTTTCTCTATACGGATGTCGAGTTCTATTTGTTTTAGTGCCACAATTCCTTTCAGTAGCCCTGCCTCTTATGGCAACGGTTACAACCGCAACGGCAACACTGCCATTCGTCAACTACAAGATGCAGGGGCCACCGCCTCCCTTCTCTATCATTAAAGAGTTTGAACTTGTAGATGAAAAGAAGACAGCGACCAGAGAGGTTGCTCCCGAAAAACCTAAAGAGACAAGGTTAATTTGTAAAGGGTGTAATGAGAATGAGAGCCTTACTCTTGCGTTCCTGCAAGATCAAGGTATTACTGACAGAAACGCCCTCGCTACCATCATGGGTAACATTAAACAAGAATCTATGTTCGTGCCTAATATCTGTGAAGGTGGTGCAAGGACCAGTTATAATGGCTGCGGCCGCGGCTATGGACTGATCCAATGGACATCTGCCAACCGTTATTATGGATTGGGTGATTTCGCTAAGAAGTATGGTGGTTCACCATCATCACTTCAAACGCAACTTCGTTATCTTACGAATGAAGTTCAATGGCAACGTATCGAAAACCTGATGAAAACTCCTGGTAAGTCGATCAACCGTTATATGAACTATGCGTATAGTTGGATTGGTTGGGGGCATCATGGTGCCCGTACACACTATGCCCATGATTATGCCAACCGACTGATCACGGTAGAAGTTTGATACAATAGAATAATGGGGGCTATGCCCCCTACTTTCATTATGGAGATGTGACCTTGGAATTAAAGGATTGGTTAAATTCAATTAACCAGAACAAGAATGATCTGGTAGAGGAAGATCCCTCACTGGAAAAAGAATACCCTCCGTTCATCATCAACAAATGCATGTCTGGGCACCTTGATACTGTCCTCTATGCAAATGAGATGAACATGTCTCACTTCTTAGACAAAAAACTGCAATATGACTTTTATCTAAATAGTGTCAGGAAAAGGAAGAGATTTTCTCCCTGGCTCCGTAAGGATAAAGTCAAGGATCTTGATGTAGTTAAATCTTACTATGGTTATAGTAATGAAAAGGCACAACAAGCCCTCCGTATTTTATCTCCTGAACAACTTGCATTTATTACATCTAAACTTGAGACTGGAGGAAAACAATGAGTATCGCGGAACCTGAGGTTCGTTGGTCTCCTGATAAAATGGTAGAAGTGACTTTGAGAGAACCCGATGATTTTCTTAAGGTCCGTGAGACCTTGACCCGTATCGGAGTTGCATCCCGTAAGGAGAAAAAACTCTATCAATCGTGTCATATCCTGCACAAACAGGGTAAGTACTTTATCGTTCACTTCAAGGAACTCTTTGCCCTTGATGGTAAGAAAGCCAACCTTACGGTGAATGATGTTCAACGTCGCAATCGCATCACCCAACTTCTGTGTGACTGGGGTTTGATTGATGTTGTGAAAGAAGAAACGGTTGCTGAAGTTGCACCCCTGAACCAGATCAAAGTTCTTTCTTATAAAGAAAAGAATGAGTGGGCTTTGGAGACCAAGTACAACATTGGTAAGAAGAAAAAAGCTGACGAAACCGTATAAATAATTCGTCGCTTTTCGTGCGCGACGCTATACATACGGAATATACGCTACTGTATGGACGGTGTTTTCGCCACCGTCCTTTTTTATTGCTCATATAATTAGTATTGGATGCCTTCGGGGTCCACAAAACACAAACTCGCTTTTAAAGGAGCTACCATAATGACGAACCTCACAAGGTATAGAACTGCCGATTTGCCTACCCTGTTGGATAGGATCACGCGCAACAGTATTGGAATGGATGAATATTTTGATCGTCTGTTCAATCTTCACGAAACTACAACAAACTATCCACCTTACAACCTTATTCAGGTAAATAATGTTGAATCCCATTTAGAACTTGCACTAGCTGGATTTAAAAAGGAGGAAGTTCATGTATACACAGAGTATGGAAAACTTTTTGTTGAGGGACAAAAGGTGGACGCCGAGACAGAGAGGACGTTTATCCACAAGGGATTGGCTCAAAGAAGTTTTCAACGAGCGTGGACTTTATCCGACGACACAGAAGTCAGGGACGTTGTATTCGAAGACGGACTTCTACGGATCGTACTTGGGAAAATAGTTCCAGAACATCACGCTCGTAAGGATTACCTCTAAATACTTACACCTGCGTGCCATGCAGTGGGGTTGCCTTTTTAGGTAACCCCTTTTATAATTTGGAGAAAAAGATGTCTGTAAAACTAATTGTTCTTAAATCTCTTGAAGAAATTATTGCTGACGTAAAGGAACTTGTTCTTGAAAAAGATGGAAAAGAACAAGTAGTTGGATTTCTTCTAAAAGAACCAAAGGTTCTAAGTTTGTCCAGAGCAATGACATTGAATGAGGAAGAAGATCCAAATCGTGTCAATGTCAACTTTGCAAAATGGCAACCCTTCTCTGATGATGAACAATATCAAATTCCTGCAGATTGGGTTGTGACAATTTGTGAGCCAATTGAGAGGCTCAAAAAATCATATGAGGATCAAGTAAATGCAAAAGAACGTACAATGTCTATTCTTGAAGAACAAAACAGTATTGATCTCTGAAGTTGCGGAAGTTGGTGGTGATATTGGGGAACCAGATTGTAAACTGATCAAACCATATGAAGTTCTAACAAAACCTGGTTGCCCAAACGAACGTGCAGAGAATAGAATTGTTCCATGGTTGGATTTTACTCCACAAGATGTTATACTGATGAGGTCGGATGACGTTCTCACGTTTGTAGAACCAACGAAAGAACTCCTTGATCATTACTTGAAGATTACCTGATGCGATTTTATACGAACGTTCAAATGGTTGGGGACCAAATGTTGGTCCGTGGTTATGAAAATGGTAAACGGTATATGAACAGGGAGGTTTTCAATCCCACCCTGTTTGTATCTGCAAAAAACAAGAAGAGTAAATATCGCACTCTTGAAGGTGAACCAGTAGAACCTGTTCGTCCTGGAACCATCCGCGAAACCCGTGACTTCATGAAGAAGTATGATAACGTGGATGGTTTTAACATTTATGGTTTTGAACGTTTCATTTATCAATACATCTCAGATCACTATCCAGAAGATCATGTTGAATTTGATATTGCAAAGATCAATCTGGTAACCATCGACATCGAGACCAAATCCGAGTATGGCTTTCCTGATGTTGAGAGTGTCAGTGAAGAACTGTTGTTGATTACTATTCAAGACTTCAACACCAAACAGATCATTACTTGGGGGGTTGGACCATTCGACAACAAACAAGACAATGTTGATTACCGTCAGTTTCCTGATGAGTATTCGATGTTGAGTGCCTTTATTCAGTGGTGGATTGAGAATACCCCTGATGTGGTGACTGGATGGAACTGTGAGTTCTTTGATATTCCATACCTTGCAGGACGCCTCAACCGTGTCCTGGGAGAGAAACTCATGCGTCGTTTATCTCCTTGGGGTCTTGTCACTCAACAGGAGATGTTTGTGCAGGGACGTAAGAACATCTGCATGGACATTGGAGGTGTGTCTGTTCTGGATTACATGCGTCTATATCGGTGGTCTCCTGGTACTCCTAACCAAGAGAGTTTCCGTCTGGACTACATTGCACAACAGGAACTTGGTCAACAGAAACTGGACCACAGTGAGTTCGATACGTTCAAGGACTTCTATACCAATGGTTGGCAGAAGTTTGTTGAGTACAACATTGTTGACGTAGAACTGGTAGACCGACTTGAGGACAAACTCAAGTTGATTGAACTCGCACTGACTATGGCTTATGATGCCAAGGTGAATTATCAAGATATTTTTTACCAAGTGCGACTTTGGGACTGCATCATTTATAACTACTTAAAGAAAAAGGATATTGTCATCCCACCCAAAGAAAGGAGTGAGAAGGATGAAAAATACGCAGGCGCATACGTTAAGGAACCGATTCCTGGGCGTTATGATTGGGTGGTTAGTTTTGACCTTAATAGCCTGTATCCCCATCTTATTATGCAGTACAACATCTCCCCTGAAACCCTCCTGGAAGAAAGACATCCCACTGCGAATGTTGAAAGGATCCTGAACGAGGAGATCAACTTTGAAATGCACAAAGACTATGCAGTCTGTGCAAATGGTGCAATGTATCGCAAAGATGAACAAGGATTTCTTCCTGAGTTGATGCAGAAGTATTATGATGAACGTGTCATCTTCAAAAAGAAGATGATCCAAGCCAAAAAGGAGAATGAGAAGTCTCCATCTATTGCACTGCAGAAAGAGATTGCACGGTGTAATAATATCCAGATGGCTAAGAAGATTTCTCTTAACTCTGCCTATGGTGCCATCGGTAACCAATACTTCCGTTATTACAAACTTGCTAACGCAGAAGCCATTACCCTCAGTGGTCAGGTTTCTATTCGTTGGATCGAGAACAAGATGAACGAGTATCTAAATAAGATACTCAAGACCGACGGCGTTGATTATGTTATCGCGTCTGATACCGATTCTATCTATCTACATCTTGGTCCACTTGTTGATCTTGTATTTCCTAAAGGAGTACGTGATAAAGGAAAAGTCGTTGACTTCCTCAATAAGGCTTGCGAAGATCAGATTGAACCATTCATTGACAAAAGTTATCAAGAACTTGCGACGTATGTAAACGCATACGATCAAAAGATGCAAATGAAACGTGAGAACATCGCGGATCGTGGTATCTGGACTGCAAAGAAACGATACATCCTTAATGTCTGGGACAGTGAAGGTGTGCGTTATGCAGAACCCAAACTGAAGATTATGGGTATTGAGGCTGTGAAGTCATCTACTCCTGCACCTTGTCGCAAGGCCATTAAGGATGCACTGAAAGTAATGATGAGTGGTACGGAAGATCAACTGATTGACTTCATTGATGACTTCCGCAATCAGTTTAAGAAACTTCCTCCAGAAGAGATTTCATTCCCTCGTTCTGTTAGTGAAGTTGCAAAGTACAAGAGTAACCAATCCATTTATGCGAAAGGAACTCCCATTCATTGTCGTGGAGCCCTTTTATTCAATCACCATGTAAAACGACTTGGTTTGGATGGTAAATACTCTTTGATTAAGAATGGAGAAAAGATCAAGTTCTGTTATCTTCGCAGCCCAAATCCTATTCATGAGAATGTGATGTCTTTCATTCAAGACTTTCCTAGGGAGATTGGTATTGAGAAGTATGTAGACTATGACCTTCAGTTTGAAAAATCATTTCTGGACCCCTTGAAAATCATCTTGGACGTGATAGGATGGGGTGTAGAGAAATCCGTAAACCTAGACCTGTTCTTCTCATGAACGATAACGAATCTAAACAAGATAAGTGGAATAGAGGTTTAGACCTCTTCGTAGAGAGTGTTCTCAAACCAGACCAAGAGTTGCGACAGTGTGCTCATAACCAAAAGTGTTATACTGAACTGTTGGACATTCGTGAGAATGTGTTAGAATATCTTAAGACCCTAAGGTGGTATTGAATGGATTTGCCAATTAATGATGAAGAACTCGCAACGATTGTGAGTGCGATGTATTTGGGCGGCGATACCGCCCTTTATCAAAAACTTAAACTTGTAAAGGAACTTCGAGAACAAGATCTCCCTTACAAAAAAATTCTTCGTGAACAATATGGGATGGTAGCCTGATGGACTTTCTTAAAGAAATTGTAAAAGAAGTTGGTGGTGAATACACTCAACTTGCTTCCGAAATCGATGAAACGGAAACTTATGTTGACACGGGTTCGTACATTTTTAACGCACTGGTCTCAGGTAGCATATTTGGTGGTGTATCTGGGAATAAGATTACTGCTATTGCTGGAGAATCTAGTACTGGAAAAACTTTCTTCTCTCTCGCCGTTGTTAAGAATTTTCTTGATAATAACCCCGATGGTTATTGTCTCTACTTTGATACTGAGGCTGCCATTACAAAGTCCCTCCTGGTCTCACGCGGCATTGACACATCACGCCTTGTCGTGGTTAATGTTGTCACCGTAGAAGAGTTTCGCGGTAAAGCCCTTAAGGCTGTAGATCTATACTTAAAAAAACCTGAAGGAGAACGCAAACCATGTATGTTTGTGTTAGACTCTTTGGGTATGCTCTCAACCGAGAAAGAGATTACTGACGCACTAAACGACAAACAAGTTCGTGACATGACCAAATCACAACTTATCAAAGGTGCATTCCGTATGATCACTCTTAAGTTGGGGCAAGCCAAAATTCCAATGATCGTTACCAACCATACCTACGATGTTATCGGATCTTATGTACCAACTAAAGAAATGGGAGGAGGCTCTGGCCTCAAATATGCAGCAAGTACGATCATCTATCTCTCAAAGAAAAAAGAAAAGGATGGAACAGAAGTGGTCGGCAATATTATCAAAGCTAAGACTGCTAAGTCGCGTTTGAGTAAGGAGAACCAGGAAGTCAATGTCCGTCTATTTTATGATGAGCGTGGTCTTGATCGCTACTATGGTCTTCTGGAACTCGGGGAACTCGCTGGACTCTGGAAGAATGTTGCGGGGCGTTATGAGATCAATGGTAAAAAGATTTACGGAAAAGAGATCATGAAGAACCCAGATCAGTATTTTACTGAAGATGTAATGGAGAAACTAGATGTTGCAGCCAGAAAAGAGTTCTCGTATGGTTCAAGTGATACCATCGATACTCCATCAGGAGATCTGCCAGAGCTTGATCCAGTCGTTTGAACAATCGGATCAAAAAGAAAGGGTTGATCATGATGCAAAACCAAGGTTCACTCAGGTGAACTTTGGTCAAAATCCATACCTTGTTCAAAGATCTAAGACTGCAGTTGATATCTACAGAGAGTTACTTGGTCCTAGATCCTGGCACCTTCCTCCATTGAAATACATGGAGGAATTTCGCGTTAAGAAATATGATCCAGAAACAAGAGATCGATTTGATGAACACATTGATGTTGTGAATTATGCAACTGCACGTCGATATCTTGCACTTCTTTTTTATCTAAACGATGTTGATGAAGGAGGGGAGACAGAGTTCCCTCTTCATGGTAAGATGATTAAACCAGAGGCTGGTTCAGTCCTGGTGTTTCCTCCCACATGGGAATATCCACATGCAGGACGCCCTCCTGTAAGTGGATCTAAGTACATTATGAGCACGTATCTTCATTATGGATAGAGTTGAAAGTACAATTCTTCGTAACATGGTTCATGATGAAGACTATCTTCGCAAGGTAGTCCCATTCATCCAACCTGATTACTTTGATAACCATAAGGATCGTGTTGTCTTTGAGGAGATTGTGAAGTTTGTCGTCAAGTATGACAAACCCGCAAACCAAGAGATCCTGAAGATCGAAGTTGAAAACAGGTCTGATGTTACAGATACTGAATTTAAGGAACTTCTAGAACTCATTTCTTCTCTAGATAATGTACCAACCAATAAAGATTGGTTGCTTGATACTACTGAGAAGTGGTGTCGTGACCGTGCAATTTATCTTGCCTTGATGAAGTCCATCAAGATTGCAGATGGTCAAGATGAAAAGAAAGGTCGTGATGCCATCCCCAGTATCCTCAGTGATGCACTAGCTGTATCATTTGATAATCACATTGGCCACGATTATCTGCAGGACTATGAACAACGTTACGAGGTATATCACAGAAAAGAGGAAAAGATCTCATTCGATCTTGAGTACTTTAACAAGATCACAAAAGGTGGTCTGCCTAATAAAACTCTCAACATCGCTCTTGCTGGTACGGGTGTCGGAAAATCTCTATTCATGTGCCATGTTGCTAGTTCCGTCTTGTTGCAAGGAAAGAACGTTCTCTACATCACACTTGAAATGGCAGAAGAACGAATTGCTGAACGAATTGACGCCAACCTTCTTAACGTCAACATCCAAGAAATCACGGATCTCCCAAAAGTAATGTTTGATAACAAGGTGAATAACCTTGCAAAGAAAACTCAGGGTCAGTTGATTATTAAAGAGTACCCAACTGCGTCTGCACATGCTGGACACTTTAAGGCCTTACTTAACGAACTTGCACTTAAGAAGTCTTTTAGACCTGATATTATTTTCATTGACTATCTTAATATTTGTGCTTCCAGTCGGTATTCAAAACTGGGTAACGTCAATTCTTATACCCACATCAAGGCCATCGCAGAAGAACTTAGGGGTCTTGCGGTCGAATTCAATGTACCAGTTGTTTCGGCTACCCAAACTACTAGGTCTGGTTATGGTAGCTCTGACGTTGAACTTACTGATACTTCTGAATCCTTTGGTCTTCCTGCTACTGCCGATCTTATGTTTGCTCTTATTAGTACGGAAGAGTTGGAAGAACTGGGCCAGATTATGGTTAAACAACTGAAGAACCGATACAACGATCCCACCATTAACAAGAGGTTCATCGTTGGGATTGACAGGGCCAAAATGCGCCTGTATGATTGTGAACAGTCTGCACAGAGAGACATTCTTGACAATGGACAGGATGCGGACTATGATGAACCCGAAAACAAATTCAAAAACAAATTCGCGGAGTTGAAGTTTTAATGAGTAACGTTGACTATAGTAAGTATCAGGAGTTTGTGAATGAAGTCACTTCCAAACCAAGTAAGAACTATTACGATTTTGGCCAACGCCTTGCGGTTCTCAACGACCAGGGATTTCCTACCGAGCGATTGCTTACTGCTGCTGTAGGTATGTGTGCCGAAGCTGGTGAGTTTACTGAAGTTGTGAAGAAGATTGTCTTCCAAGGTAAACCAGTAAATGATGACAACATGTTCCACCTAAAACGTGAACTGGGTGATATCATGTGGTATGTGATGCAAGCCTGTATGGGTCTTGGTGTGTCACTTGATGAAGTTGTCGAAATGAATGTGGAGAAACTTCTTGCACGTTACCCTGAGGGTGCGTTTGATGTTCACTTTTCTGAAAACCGTAAAGAAGGTGATGTCTGATGGTACTATCTAAATCTGTTGAAGAATCTCTCAACGAAGCTGTGGTTGATTTGCGCAATGCACTTGCATTTGCCGCACGTCAGGAAGAACCCTACGTCGGTAAACAAATTGCAGACATGATCATGAACATTGATCAACTGCAAAAGATTGACAAGTTGTTTGATAAACTTGACAGTCGTGAACCAGGAAGTCGTGGTTCTTTCGGTAGTTTCTTTGATGATGTCGAATGAACTATGATGATCTCATTAAAATGTACAGTGATAGAATGAACACATGTCGTGAATGTGAACATTTTATAAAACTTACAAAACAATGTGGTAAATGTATGTGTTTTATGCCAGTAAAAGTAAGAATGGTTAACCAACATTGTCCGATTAACAAGTGGTAATTATGAAAACTGTAACTCTCAATTTGTCCACCTATCAAGCTGCGGTGGTTCGTCAAGTTCTTTTTGAGGCCCAGAAAGGATATTCTTATGGACCTTCTGCACCAGAACGGGTGTTTGAGATCCGTGAAGTTATCACTGATCTGGATGATGCAATCAGTCAGGTTGTAGAATAAATAAGAGGGCTGAGGCCCTCTTTTTTCATGGCTAGTCTTTCAGGTAAAACAACCGCAGGAGAACAGAACTGGCAAGTTTATGTTGTAGATCGTGCTGACAGGGCATCAACAGAATATTTGGTCGAAGCTGCTGGAATGGTGTATACCAAGACATCACCATCCAAACAAACAGATATAATTGGTGTTGCACAAGTTGGTGAGAAAGTAAAGATCACTAGTACAACAATTTACAATGTTACTGTAACTAAAGGACCTCTTGGTAGAGGAAGAACAGAACAGTGTGCTCAGGTTAGATATCAAAGTAAGACTGGATATCTCAAACTTACATCGATTAGAAAACCAACAAGTGCTGGAGATGCTGCAGAGAAAAGAACTCTAACACTTACACAAACTTTACTGGAACAATTAAAGGACATTGCTGGTGTAGGTAGAGGTGGTAATTCATCTTTCAATATCACTGTTCCTGGACTTGGACCTATTAATGGTATTAATGGTATTCGCAAGGTAACTACTAGGCCGTTGGGTAGAGAAGCAAAGGCTGACTTTGCATTGATTGACAAGAGAGGAAAGGAGATCCTCTATGTTTCACACAAACAAGGAAAGACTGCATCAGCTTTCCAACAGTATGGTGGTGTGTCTGAAAAGTCTGGAACTCCTGGAAATCCTGGACTGATCATGAATGATCCAGAGGTCCAACAGTTCTTTGATGATCTTTATACTTTCTATGAAGATGATAAAATGGGATTGAAACAGTATGATAACAATCCCTTTGGTAGTGGAAGACTGAATAAGAGAGTGTTTAGATACCTTGGAGATCCTACTTTAATCAGTAGATCTGTATATGGTCCTGATTTTGGTAGACCATTTGGACCAGACAACGTACATCTTCTTGGTCAAGGTGAGTTTATCTTCACACCTATTGTTAGCCCTGATGGTGATATTACTTTCCAACTTACGTTCTCTGGACCAATGGAAATCAATGGTGTAACTACACCATTCACAGAGAGAAATAATCCATATAGAGCCATCATCATGGCCAGATATACAAGTGGTAGAAAAGTGGTGAGTTCAAGGGGTGATATTCCTGGTGTTCGATGCGTCATCGCACCTGCCGCCCTCGCAGGGGCCGGTGTAGATATTGACACACTGCTCTGACCACGGACCCGAAACTCTGGTAAAATAAATAAAAGAACACGCACAAACTAAATGAATGAAATTTGGAAAGACATTGATGGGTATGATCAATATCAAATTTCATCATTAGGTAGAATAAGAAATAAAAATACTGGCAGAATAAGAAAAACCTTTTTAAAACCTGGTAGAAAATACGAAGTTACAATACAACTTCACAAAAACTCCATTAAAAAAACTTACAATTTGCATCGGTTGGTAGCAAAACATTTTTTAGAGAATTATGATGACAATTTAATAGTAATGCATATTGATGAAAATCTTCCAGTTGATGTTGTCAATTCTGTTTCAAATCTAAAAATGTCAACTCAAAGTGAAAATATGAAGGACTGTTTTTTAAAAAATAGAAAATCACATTCTGGAAAGAATAATCCTAGGTATATTGATGGTAGAGAAATGAATAGGAAAACTAATCGCAATAAAGAAAGAGGTCACTGGTAATGGCTCTTAATACCCATTTGGAACACCTTGAAGACGACATCCTCAACCAGGGGACAGAAGGTGGCTTAAATGCGATCAAGTTCCTTCGTGAACTGGGGGACATGCTCACCCAACCCCAGTCCAACGTCAAGGTAACGACAAAGTGGGATGGTGCTCCTGCAATTATCTGTGGTAAAGATCCAGTCTCTCAACGGTTCTTTGTGGGAACCAAGTCTGTCTTTGCCAAGACTGCACCTAAAGTTATCTACAGTGAAGCCGATGCTGACGCAATGTATGAAGGTCAATTGGCTCAAAAATTGAAAGACGCATATCGATATCTCTCTCAACTTCCTATTCAAGGAGTTCTTCAAGGAGATCTTCTTTTCACCGACGACAAAGATACCCGTCTGGTGAATGGTGAACAATCGATTGTGTTTCAACCAAACACGATTGTTTATGCAGTCCCAACTAACTCTGCTCTGGGTGCAAAGGTTGCCCGTGCAAAGTTGGGTATTGTGTTTCACACCACTTACGTTGGTCCAACTCTTGCAGATATGAATGCACAGTTCGGTGCAAGTGTCTCTAATCTTCAGGGTAATGCTGATGTGATGGTGTTTAGCTCTGACTTTACTGATGCTACTGGTGCTGCAAAGATGACAGAGGCTGAGAAACGTCAGTATGATCTGTTGGTCAATCGTGCAGAGGGATCTCTCAAACAAGCCAGTGCATTCCTTAACCTACTGGGTTCCTTTGGACAAAGTAAGTTCATGATGAATGTGTTGTTCAAACAGTTTTTTAATACCTACATCCGTCAAGGTAAACCAATTCGCAACGTACAGGACGTAGTTCAAGACTTTAAAGTTTATTATTCTGGTCTTCTCAACAAAGAAATTGCAACAAAGAAGACGAAATCGGCCCAAGATAAATATTTACAAATGCGGACAGATGGTCTTAAGTTCATTCAAGTGAACGAAAGATCCATCTATTTCACCGTTGCCTCATACATGAATTTGATTGAGGCTAAGAACTTTATTATTCGTAGACTTGAGAGGGTTCAAACTTTGGGAACCTTCCTTCGCACGGAGAACGGATACAAAGTCACGGCTCCAGAAGGATTTGTGGCCATCCGTTCGGGTAATGCCCTCAAGTTAGTTGATAGACTAGAGTTCTCAAGAGCCAACTTCACCGCCGATAAAAATTGGTCAAAATGAGTTTTTTCAATCGCGTTAAAACTATCCTTGAGGCTGCAACTCAGGCATCTGAGAAGGCCAAACAGATGGGTCTCAAGAGTGATGGTCATGGTGATTACTATGACAAAGATGGTAAGTTGGTTGCCAAGACTGTTGGTGGTAACTTGAAGTTCTTTGGTAACCGTCCTACCGCAGGTCAACCAATGACTGATGCGGCTGCCAAGATGGTTCCAGAACCTCAACCGCAACAACAGAAACAACAAGAACCAGAGAAACCAAAGAAGACTGGTGAGACCCTCACTGTAGGATTTGGTCGTTTCAATCCTCCTACTGTTGGTCACGAAAAACTTCTCAACACTATTAGTCAAACTGCAGGTAGGGGTGGTCAGTATCGTATCTACCCATCCCGTAGTGAAGATCCAAAGAAGAACCCACTCCCTGCTGGTGAGAAGGTTCAGTACATGCGTAAGGCTTTTCCTCAACATGCAAATGCGATTGTTGATGATGAAAAGACTAGAAACATCTTTGACGTATTGAAGGCTGCAGATGCAAAAGGATACTCCTCTGTCAATATTGTGGTTGGTTCAGATAGGGTCAAGGAGTTTGAGAACCTTGCGAACAAATACAACGGACAGTTATACAATTTTGACAAAATTAACATTGTCTCAGCCGGCGAAAGAAATGCCGATGCCGAAGGTGTTGAGGGTATGTCTGCCTCTAAACTTAGAAAGGCAGCTCTAGAAGGAGACTTTGCATCCTTCCGTAGTGGTGTAAGTAAGAACCTGGATGATAAGACCACAAGACAACTCTTCGATACCATTCGTAAGAGAATGAATGTGAAGACTGAGGGATGGCAGGTTGCTCCTAAGTTGTTTCCTCAGTCTCTTAGAGAACATTACATCACTCAAAAACTTTTTCAGGTGGGTTCTTGGGTAGAGAACATGAACCACGGCTTGATTGGTAAGGTTGCCCGTCGTGGTGCAAACTATGTTATCGCAGTAACAGAAGATAACATCATGTTTAAGTCCTGGTTGAAGGATCTTATTGAGGTTTATGAACTTGGAACTGATGCATATAGAGATCATGCAGTCAGTACCACACCTGGACAGAAGTACCCATTTATAAATAAGATTAGGCAAAACTTGAGAAAATCCAGAAAAAGATGAAGGACTCTAAACAAGTCAGATCTGAATATCAATCTTTCGTAGAATCATATTCATCGATCGCGGCTAAAGGGGCTGAGGAAGCCAAAGAAGCGGAGATGAAAAAGAAGTCTTCCAGAAAGGAAAAGGAAGATGATGAGTGTTCTTGTGAGAAAGAAAGTGTTCTCATGAGAAAGTCTGGTGCTTTCACTGAACTGGCTGAGAAATACCAGATGAGTGTCAAACAGTTTGCCAGATTTGTAGAGAACAACCAAGGTCTGTTTGATGTTCCAACCAGACAAAAGGCCGTTCTTGCAAATAAGTTCTCTGGATTTAAAGAGACTGTAGAATGGGATAAGTTCTTTGGTGATCTGGAACTGGTACAAGTAGAAGAAGGTCTTGGTGTTGTAACTGGAACCGCCAAGGTGATCAATAAAGTGATGAAGAGCCCATCACAAACTCCTGCACAGGAGAAGAAGGCAGTTAGAGATTTGACAAAGGCTATGGATGTGGTTGCAAAACCGATCAAGTCTTTTGTGAATGTTGGCGATAAGAAGAACCAGGAAATGATGAACAAGCGCAGACCAACCGCTGCGCAAGCTCAAAGAATGGAAGAGTTTGATGCAGAGGTTGAAGAACTGCAAGAAATTCAAACCAAAGAGACTGCATCTGGAACCAAGTATAAGGTTCGTGTAAAAGAGAAGGAGAGTGGTTCTTCCTATATTCGTTATGCAACCCGTGAAAAGATTGCACAACTTCGTGCTGATCCTAAGATCGCATCTGTTGAGATGACCGATGAGGGTGAAGCTCCTGAAGATAGAGGTGAGAAGAAAGCCCAAGCCAAGGGTGGTGGTCTCGCCGTTAAGATGAAGAAGAAACAGGAAAAAGAAGCTGCTGCAAAACCAGCAGGTAAGGTGAAGAGAAGTGTCACCACCGAAGGTCTTGATCCTGTCGGTAAAGAAGATGAAGACATCGATAACGATGGTGATACCGATAAGAGTGATAAGTATCTTCACAAGAGAAGAAAGGCCATCGGTAAGGCCATGAAGAAGAGAATGAAGGAAGGTTTCTCTAACTGGAGAGAAGACCTCAAAGAAATCACTGATGTTCAAGACTTAAAAAAAGTCAAGGGTGGTAAGGTCAACAACAAGGTAATCATTAACCCACCTATGGGTGAGGGTTTTGATCCTCAAAAGATTGCTGAAGGTCTTGGTGCTGAGTTGGTTGATTGTAGAGAAGTAGAGGAAGCCGTTGAAGGTGGTCCTATTCTTCCTGGTGAAAAGGGTAAGAGAATTTATCCAAAGGGTCAGGAACCAAAACCAACTGGTGCAAAACTTCCTCCTCTCCAGAAGGCTGGTTACGAACCAGAAGGTGAACAAATCGATGAGATCGCCCCTGCACTTGCCGCTGGTGCTGCATTAGGTATCGGTGCTGCTGGTATGGGTTTGATTAACAAACTGAGACAACAAAAGAAAGCTGGTGAACAGGGCAAACCTCAACCTGGTGTTGTAGGAAATCTGCAGAAACGCAACCAGATGTTGCAACAACTCAATCAAGAGACTGAAGTTGAGGGTGAAGTCATCGATGAGAAGAAACTCACCGAACCTGAAATGAAGAAACGTGAAGAAGTTGTCAAGTCTATGAAGAAGAAGGGTGACTTCTCTAAGTACGGTTCTCGTGCAAAGGAAGTGATGTATGCCACCGCAACAAAAATTGCCAAGAAAAAGGCATGAAAACCTTCCAACAATTCTCTGAGGAAGTAAGTCCTTTTCGTAATCCTGTGCAATGGTGGAACCAGGGTAGAAATACCAGGGTTCCAAATGAAAACCAGGCTTCCTGGAAAGATCTTGCAAAGGATGATTGGAAACAACGCCAAGGTTTAAAGGGTGCTGGTGGAAAAGGTGGTTGGGATCCTACCAGAGGATTTAGAGTTCAGTCCGCTGCCAAAGGTGGACTGAACAGTGGTCCTACTCCTGCAGTTCGTCAGGCTTTTGAGAGACCAGTAAGAACCGCAAGGACAGTTGCAAGAGGTATTGCAACTGGAGCCCGTGTTGCAGGAACAGTTGGTTCTGCATTATTAGGTCTCGATAGATTTAAGTGATCCTATATAGAGCGTAGCTGCATATACGGTCATGCCCGTTTTTCTTTTGGTATTGAAGCCAATTATTTTTAGAATTGCTACACATCCATCTGTTAAAAAACTGGTTATTGAACTCCTTGAGAGATACGTGAAGTCTACTGACAACAGTATCGATGATGCAGTTCTGGCTACAGTTAAGGAACTTATGTTCAAACCTCAAGCTGAAGCCTGATACCAAGGAGGGTTCTAAACCCTCCTTTTTTTATAAATAAATTATAGGAAAATATTACAGGGACAAACCATGGCTCTTTGGGGCAATAACGATAATGTAACCACTGCCACCGCTGGTATTGTCACGGTTAGTGGAACTACGGTAACTGGTACTGCTACCACTTTTACTAACTATGAAGTTGGTCAAGTACTGACAATCGGTAAAGGATCTGGTACTGTTGCTGGTACTGGTGGTACGGCTGGTTTTGCTGTTATTAAGAGTATTGCTAGTGACACTTCAATGACACTGGTTGATACCGATGCTCTTTATAATGGCGCCGTTACTGGTTTAGGAACTGACGGTTTTATCGTTGGTGACAGACCTAAGTATCTGGATGAGGATCCAAACTTCGCTCCTAGTTCTGCAAACGGTCAAAGATCATATACTTCCCATGTATATGGTGTTGATGAGACTATGCAGAAGTCCAGAGTAACAACTGGTTCTAAGTACAAGGCTCCTCACGCTGGTTGGGTTGGCGTTACCACATATGTTGACTGCCACGGCAACCTGAGAGTTAAGAGTGAGACATTTGTTGCAATGTCTGGTATCTCTACTCACACCCAAATTCAAACTTTCGTTCTCCCTGCTTGATAAATAGTCCCACGTTATACCGTGGGGTATGTTATTTCATGAGTTGAATGAAGACAACTACATGATGTTTGCGATCAAACATTATGAAAATCCTCAAGCAATCACGCAAGAGGATTTTTATGATGATCTTAAAAGGTTCAAATACATCAAACGTCTTCTACGAAGATATAAGAAAACGGGAGTTCTCAAGACCCACTTACTATTGAACCACTTCATTAGTGTGTACAATGTGTTTGGTGATGCAGCAACTCCCCTGTTGTTCTTTAAAATTGATAGAGATCTCTGGCCCTCCATGAAGTCTTTTATCATGTATTTGGGTAGGTTGCCAGAATATCCCAAGGGACAAATACATGACATCATGGTTGACATTGAATGTCTTAAACAGTTGAGATTGGTCTAATGGACAAAAGGCTGGAAAGAGTTATCAACTATTTTAAAGAAGAGATGACCGCCAACCCTCCTGGCCAGGGTGGTGGTTTTAGTGCATCTTCTGCAGCTGCAGGTCCTACTGCTGGGTATGATCCCTCTTTGGGTCGCATCGACAGAAGAAAGAAGAAGAACAAGAATTATCCAAAAGAAATCACAACCTTCTATAACCGCCTGTTGAAGTTTAAGGGCGACGTTTACAAAGCCACTAGAGATGGAAAATCTTAACTGCGAAGTGAAGGTAGCCGTTTTAGAAGAGAAGATAGAGAATTTCGAAAGAGTTTTCCTGCGTTTAGACACGGCGATTGACAAAATCGCAGAGGTAAATAATAATGTGTCTAGAATGCTTGCCGTTCATGAAGAACGATTGACCAAGCAGGAGAAAGTCGATGAAGTATTATTCAATAAAATTGATCAGCTACGCGCTGCGATGGATCGAGATCATGAGGGAGTGTTACAACGTCTCCAGCTCTTGGAAAGAAAGTTATGGGGAGCCCTTGGAGGAGTTGCAGTCGTGGCCTTCATGGGAGGTGGAGGACCAGGAATGGTCATGAAAATCTTGCAGAGTGACGCTGGACGTGGTATGATAGAGAGACCCCAGTTTGCGACCATTGAACTACATCGACACCAAGTACATCAGTCTGGTCTCAGTAAGGCTCTCCAAGTTCGCTGAGAAGAAGAAAGGTTTATACAATTTCCGTTGTCCGTACTGTGGGGACAGTCAAAAATATAAGAACAAGTGCAGGGGATACCTGTTTGTTAAGAAAAACGATTTCGTTTTCAAGTGTCATAACTGTGGGGTTGGAAGGACACTTGCAAACTTTCTAAAGGACCAAGATGGTAATCTCCATGATCAATATGTCATGGAGAGGTACAAAGAAGGTTTGACTGGAAAGGGTAGTAACACACCCAATCCAGTCTTTAATTTTCCTAAACCTACGTTTAGATCCAAAGACATTTGTTCTGAATTGACCAAAGTGTCTGATCTAAATAAAGAACACTTTGCGAGAGGTTATCTTCTAGGCAGAGGTGTTGAGGACTTGTCAAGGTTCTATTTTTGTCCCAACTTCATGGAGTGGACTAATAAACACAAACAAACCTTTGACAACTTTAAAAAAGATGAACCACGTATCATCATTCCTTTGAGAGATGAAAAAGGATCTTTGTTTGGATTTCAGGGTCGATCATTAGAACCTCTTTCCAAACTTCGATACATCACCATTATGCTTGATGAGGATGCACCCAAAATTTATGGACTTGATACGATTGATAAATCCAAAGATGTATACGTTGTAGAGGGACCATTTGATGCGACATTCATTCCAAACGCGGTTGCTATGTGTGGAGCTGATATTCATTTTGGTGACTGGGGGATTAACGATCCTGTGTGGGTCTACGATAACGAACCAAGAAACCCCCAAATCGTCACCAGAATTGCTTCGACCATCTCCAGAGGTGGAAGAGTGGTTATCTGGCCCTCTGGCCTAACAGACAAGGACATCAATGACATGATCCTTTCTGGACTTAATGTTATGGACATGTTAAAATCAAATACCTACAAAGGACTAGAAGCACAAGTTAAGTTTACGCAGTGGAAGAAAGTATGAGTAACGGGATCAAAGTTAAAAAGAGAAACGGTTCTATTGAACCACTTGATCTAGAGAAGATGCATCTAATGGTGGATGCAGCCTGCGAAGGTCTTGCAGGTGTATCTGCCTCTCAGGTAGAAATGAAATCTGGTATCCAGTTTTATGATGGTATTACAACTGCAGAAATTCAGGAAATCCTTATCCGTGCTGCCAGTGATCTTATCGATCTGGATCATCCTAACTATCAGTTCGTCGCTGCACGACTTTTGCTCTTTGCGGTTAGAAAAAGCCTTTATGGAAGAATGAAGGAACTTCCTAGCCTTGTCGATCACATTAATTCTTGTGTGAACGCAAAGGTCTATGACAATGCCATCTATGACAAGTATTCTCTGGAAGAGATCCAGAGAGCTGATAGTTGGATTGATCATACCCGTGACATGCTCTTCACCTATGCAGGTCTTCGTCAGGTTGTTGACAAGTACCTGGTTCAAGATAGAAGTACTGGTCAGGTTTATGAAACCCCCCAGTTCATGTACATGTTGATTGCCCTCACCATGTTTGCTGAGTATCCTAGGGATACCCGTATGGATTACGTTCACCGATACTACAATGCAATCTCAAAACACAAAATCAACATTCCGACCCCCATCATGGCGGGAGTGCGAACACCACTTCGACAATTTGCAAGCTGTGTTCTTGTTGATGTTGATGACACCCTCGACAGCATCTTTAGCAGTGACATGGCTATTGGCCGCTATGTTGCTCAACGCGCAGGAATCGGTATTAACGCAGGTCGCATCCGTGGTATCAACAGTAAAATTAGAGGCGGAGAGGTTACCCATACTGGCGTTGTACCGTTCCTCAAAAAATTTGAGAGCACTGTCCGATGCTGCACTCAAAATGGCATCCGAGGTGGATCTGCTACGGTCCACTTTCCAATCTGGCACCAGGAAATAGAAGACATCATCGTCCTCAAGAACAACAAAGGAACGGAAGACAATCGTGTTCGTAAATTAGATTACTCTATTCAGATTAGTAAACTTTTCTATGAAAGATTTATTCAAGATGGGGAAATCACCCTTTTCTCCCCACATGATGTACCTGGATTGTATGATGCTTTCGGAACAGATCGTTTTGACGATCTCTACGTTTCATATGAAAATGATCCGTCCACACCGAAGAAAACTATTAAAGCTCAGGAACTTATTCTTGATCTTCTGAAGGAACGTGCAGAGACTGGTCGTCTGTACATTATGAACATCGACCACTGTAATAGTCACTCTTCATTCAAAGACAAGGTTGAAATGTCCAACCTGTGTCAAGAGATCACTCTTCCAACTTATCCACTGCAACATATTGACGATGAGTTTGGTGAGATTGCACTTTGCATCCTCTCTGCAATCAACGTGGGTAAACTTCACAAACTTGATGAACTTGAGGAACTGTGTGATCTGGCTGTTCGTGGTCTGGAAGAACTGATTGATTATCAGGAGTATCCAGTCAAGGCTGCAGAACGAGCCACAAAGGCGCGTAGATCCCTTGGCATCGGTTACATTGGTCTTGCCCACTATCTTGCACGCCACGGTGAACATTACGATGATCCTCGTGCATGGGAACTGGTCCATGACCTGACAGAAGCCTTCCAGTATTACCTCCTGAAGGCCTCTAATAAACTTGCACAGGAGAAGGGATGGTGTCATGATTTCGGCCGCACCAAGTATGCAGATGGTATCCTGCCTATCGATACATACAAGAAGGATGTAGACGAAATCGTTCCAAACGAACTGAAGTATGATTGGGAAGCTTTACGTGCCGACATTCAAACACATGGACTCCGACACAGCACTTTGTCCGCACAAATGCCTTCTGAGAGCAGTTCCGTTGTGTCAAACGAAACAAACGGAATTGAACCACCTAGAGACTACCTGTCCATTAAGAAGAGCAAGAAGGGACCCCTTAAACAGATTGTTCCTCAGTATAACTCCCTTAAGAATAATTACACTCTCCTTTGGGATATGCGTGATAATCGCGGTTACATCAATGTTGTGGCCGTCATGCAGAAGTTCTTCGACCAAGCCATCTCAGGAAACTGGAGTTACAACCCAGAGAACTACCCAGACAATGAAGTGCCCGTGAGTGTGATGGCAAATGATTTTCTAACTACATATAAGTACGGTTGGAAGACTTCGTACTACCAGAACACTCACGATCTCAAGACCGATGAGGTAGAGACAAAAGAGAGTGTTGATGATATAATCAGTCAACTGTTATCTAAAGAGGAGGAAGTTTGTGAATCCTGTGCAATTTAAACTCACCACCGAAGAAAGGACCGTCGTCGATGGAATGACGGTCTTCAATCCAGAGAAGGTTAATACTAAAAAACAACCGATGTTCTTCGGTAAACCTCTGGGAGTTCAAAGGTACGATTCATACAAATACCCCATCTTTGATAAACTGACTACACAACAACTTGGATACTTCTGGAGACCCGAGGAGGTCTCCCTCCAGAAGGATCGCGCAGATTATCAGTTACTTCGTCCAGAACAGAAACATATCTATACTTCTAACCTGAAGTATCAGATCATGTTGGATAGTGTTCAGGGTCGTGGACCTGGGATGGCTTTCATCCCTTATTGTTCACTTCCTGAACTTGAAGCATGTATGGAAGTGTGGGGATTTATGGAGATGATCCATAGTCGTTCATACACTTATATTATCAAGAATGTGTATTCGGATCCATCAGAGATCTTTGACACCATTACAGAGGATCCTGCAATCCTTAGACGTGCAGAAAGTGTAACCTCTGCATATAATGATTTCATTCGTGCAGCCCAGATGTGGAGTTCTGGCAATCAGTGGCAACACAGTATTGAAGGTGTTCCTGCAGCTAAACAAGAACTGTATGAACTCAAGAGAAAACTCTATCGTGCAGTTGCGAATGTAAACATCCTTGAGGGTATTCGTTTCTACGTTTCCTTTGCATGTTCGTTTGCCTTTGGTGAACTGAAACTCATGGAAGGATCTGCCAAGATCATCTCCCTGATTGCAAGAGACGAGAACCAACACCTTGTACTCACCCAAACCATCCTGAACAAATGGAAAGAAGGTGATGATCCTGACATGGTAAGGATTGCCAAGGAAGAAGAAGAGAACGTATATCAAATGTTCCGCAATTGTGTGGAAGAGGAGAAGGCTTGGGCGGAGTATCTGTTCAGGGATGGATCCATGATTGGTTTAAATGATAAACTTCTTTGTCAGTATGTGGAGTGGGTTGCCAATCGCCGTCTTAAGGCTATTGGACTGAAACCTCTGTACAATATCTCTGCAAACAATAATCCTCTTCCATGGACACAACACTGGATCTCCTCTAAGGGTCTTCAGGTTGCGCCTCAGGAGACTGAGGTGGAAAGTTATGTCGTCGGGGGTATCAAACAGGATGTCAAAAAAGACACCTTCAGTGGGTTTAAACTTTGATATTGTTCTAGACAAAGAAAAAGAAACAGATCTGCAGAAGATCAAGAGGTGGATTTCTAAACAGAGACCTCCTCTTGATCTCATTTTGTCGTATCTATTTTCTTTTGTGGAGAAATGGTATATTGATGCCAAGGTGGAAGCCACAATGCAGGACGTTGATCGTCAAGCAGAAGAAATCGTTAAACAGTGGGAGGAAGAAGATGAACGAAATCGACCCAAAGCAGAGATCGTGGAGGAGGGATTATTTGGACAGGAAGGCTGGTCTATCAGCATTTCAAATCCAGTTGTTGAAAGACGGCCCGAAGAAACTAACTGATGCATGGGCTCTTGGTGCCATGAGGAAAGATTGGGAGGATCACTTCCAGACACGCAATAACGAAGGGGGCTCTTGACCCCCTCTTTTTTTGTCAGTATAATAACTCTGCCAGGGTTCAAGAGACAAGCTATAAATATCTCTAAGGTTATTAGAGATAATGATTACAGTTGACTATGAAAATCCATGGTATTACAATGGTGAACCTTTTCTTTCAGAACACATAGAGAATAACTTTGGTTTTGTTTATAGAATAACCAACTTACAAACAAATAGAAAATATTTGGGACGTAAGTATTTTTGGTCTTTTAGAAAACCCAAAGGTAAATCTAGAAGAGTTAAGAGTGAAAGTGACTGGAAGAAATACTATGGAAGTTCTGATGAACTTAACCAGGAACGAAAGGAACTGGGGAACTTTGCATTTAAACGGGAGATCATAAGTCTTCATGAGACTAAAGGATGGGTCAATTTTGAAGAGACCAGACAGTTATTTGTTCATAATGTTCTGTCAGAATCTCTTGCCGATGGGACCCCTGCCTACTACAATAGCAACATCCTTGGACGTTACATGAGGAAAGACTACTATGTTTCAGCCAATCAATCACACTCCAGAAGAACAATTGAAACTGGAGGAGATGGTCTATGATATTATTGATTGGTCAAAAGATAGAATGCATGAATTAGTTGAGGCTTCAGATCTCAAAGATGGAAAGATCGATGATGCAACTGCAATCTATTTTGAATTCTCTGAGTGGTATGATCCAACTGTAGAGAGTGAAGTTCTCATTGTAGATGATTTGATCTAAATACTGAAGGACGAATTGTCACCAAATTAGTTCTTCTGTCATTGGACTTTGACTTGAATTTGAAATTCTTTGAATAAAGAACTTCATTCAAATCTACAATGTCAAACTATACAAAGAAGGCCCTGGCCACAGCATCTGCTCTGCTGATGGGTTCTTTTGCAACACCTGCATTTTCTCACACAAACTCTATTGGTTACGTCGGGGATGGTCAAGGTGGTATCACGTTCTGGTATGGTTCTTGGCATGGAGGAACCAACTTCAATGAAGCCGAAATTAAACTAGAAGGTGCTAACGGGACCAGTTATACAACCACCATCACTCAGTTTAATTTACTGCAGAACTCAACACCAGCTGGTTTAATTCCTGGAACCAACTACTTCACATCTGATGGAACTCAACTTGTTCCTTACGGAGATCCTAATGGTGGTGGAGATTCATATACTTGGCAGGGTTTAACATTCTCTGGACTTTCTGCAGGTGATTATACTTTCACCTATATTCCTTTGGGTGACCCACAGTCATATCAACCAAATGGCACTCCAACGATGGACTGGGTGCCTATGGACCAAGTTATCCGTAGTGCTACTGTTACTCTTTCTGCAACACTTCTTTCTGGTGATGCTAACCAGAATGGTATTCTTGATATCTATGAGTTTGGTACAGTTCAACAACCATCAACACCAACACTCACAAGTTCGGTAACCAATCCTTATTCTCAAACAGTTGTTACCACCATCACCGAGACACCAAAAGAAGGTGATGGTGTACAGACAATGACCAGAGATGTTGATCTGGATGTAACCACAACCTATCAAACTGTAGATACTTATAGTGACGGTACAACAGTAACGGTTTACTCACAAACCAATTCTCAAAGTAGACACAGTAGCAAGAAGTATTCTGGTCGTATTGATCAGTTAGAAGTTCTTGATGGCATCAGTGATACATCTAATGATCTTCTGGATCATGAACCACTCACGAACCACAAGAAGAGATTTAGAATGTTTGAAAACAATACATTGACAAAATCTTATAATGCTGATGGATATGATGGTTTCTCTACTATCTTTGGTGGTGGATTTGAATATGACCTGACAAAGGGATGGACTGCTGGAGCCCATTACAATACTCTCTACACAGAACTCAAAGGTGTAGATAGTCTTTCACATCTCAGCAGACAACACGTTGGTATCTTTAATAGTTTCCATGGTAAGAATGTTGCATTAGTAACAAACGCTGGTGGTTCTAATGATACCTATGATTATGCAAGAACAGTTGAGTATCAATATGCCAACTGGGGTGAAACCAAAGGTCAACAGTGGTGGGTTCACAATAGACTGTATCTCAATAACTCTGGCTCGATCAAACCATTCATCGGTCACACAGTTCAAAATGTAAAACGTGATGGATACACAGAGACTGGTACGGTTTCATCTGCTAGAAGAGTTGCTGAAGTAAATAAAACCTCTCATGTTGGTGAGGCTGGTTTAACATTAGAAACCAGATTTGGTGGTAAGAAGAAAGATGTAATTGGTTTGAGTGTTGAAGGTTCCTACGGAACTGATAATTCTTATGGTGTTGTTGCTGCAGTTGATTACAAAGAAGTTATCTTCATTGAAGGATCACATATTGTTGCAGATGATGTTACAAACAACTCTGTTGCAGCCAAAGTGAAATTTAGGTTCTAAATACTACAGGTTGATATGGTCCTCTATGTTATCTACCAAATATCGTCTCCGTCTGGAGTTCATTTGTGATCGTATCTCAAAGAGAGCTCCAGTTGAATTAAGTGAGATGATCTGGGCAGAAAAATTGGCGAAGTCGAATGCATCAGCCGCATCGATGTTGAGACAAGCCAGGAGGACCGCCAACAACCCTGAAATGGAGGAGGGTAGTCTAGATGACTTCATGAATATTATGGACATTGGAGATCCCGATCCCTCCAATCACAGAGGTGCCTTTGAAAGTGCAGACGATATTATCGACTTCTTTACTCAAGAGAAACCTGACGACTGGAGACAACGGGACTAATGAAAACATTTAAAGAATTTTGCGAACAGGCTTATAATCCTTTCGGTGCAAACAAACCAGAAAATCCAGTAAAAAAATTTGCAAGAAACGTTATTGGTACGGTCCAGAACAAACTTAGTGCGGCCGCTAACACTGTTACCGACATACCTCTTGCATTAGGAATTCATACCGATCCACAGGCAAACTACATACAAAGACAGGGTGCCACTAGAGATGCAAGAATGCGATTAAGAGGTATTGATCCTAAAAATCCAGATCGCATGGATACCAATCTACAATTCAAAACTCATAAAAAGTTTCCTTCATCAATCAATTATTCTATGAAACAAGTGGCTCCTGCACCTGTTAAGAAAGGGTTTGGTGGGAAACCAACTCTAGACGTTTGACAAACACTCCAATATCCCCTATAATATCTGGGTACTCAAGGGTTAGTAGCTCAGAGGAACAGAGCATCGCTCTTCTAAAGCGTTGGTCGCTGGTTCGAATCCAGCCTAACCCGTTTCCTACTACATAGGAAAAACATCATGTCTTTAATTTCACAAAGAGATCGTCACATTGTCATTGCGGCGCTTGAGAACTATCTTATGAAACTGAGAACGGAAACATCCTTCGATGATCCTTTGATCATGGAAACAAACGCACTTCTTAATTGGGTTAAGTTAGAGTATTCTAAGAATGAAAATTAATCTTTGGTATTGCGAAGACATGAAACAATGGCGTTGGACTTTAACGGACCAACCCAGAAGACAGTTTCTTCAAGAGAGTGGTCAACAACCCTTTCTTCGTGATGCAATGAACGACGTTGCAAACACTGTAGAATATGTTCTCTTGAATGATCCTCCAGAATAACTTCATTCCCCTATAGCTCAACGGCAGAGCAGAGAGCTGTTAACTCTAAGGTTCCTCGTTCGAATCGAGGTGGGGGAGCCAGGGCGATTAACTCAGCGGTAGAGTGGCTGCCTTACAAGCAGTAAGTCGTTGGTTCGAATCCGACATTGCCCATAAATAAAAATAAAAACAATGGACGATCTATATCAATCCCTATTCAAAGCCCAGACAAGTCTTTTTCATTTGTTTCAAAAGACCTGGGCTTTTCATTGGAATGTAGTTGGTCAAGACTTCCAACAGTTACATACATTGTTTGGTGAACAATACAATACAATGTTTGAAGAGATTGATCGTCTCACTGAACACATGCGGTATCTTCGCATGAAACCTTTTAATTCACTTGCAAAAGTTGTTGAGATCTCAGAGATTGCCTCTGTTGATGGACAACCTGATGCAAAGTCTATGATTACACGTTTGGTTGCAGACAATAAGAAAATTGTTGACCTTCTTACAGACGTTATTGAAAAGGCAGAAGCTTCAAAACAATACACAACATCTAATATTGCACAAGACTTAATCGAAACTCACGGTAAGTTTATTTGGATGTTAAGATCCTTTCTAACATAGTACAATGATTACTATAAGATGCAAACAGTGTAATAGAGAACTTGTTAACTCCTCAAAATTTCAGTGTTGCGGGTGTTCTAACTTGTCTTCCATTCACAATGGAAACATTACTGCGGTTGACCTAAGTAAAGTTGTGTTAACCAATACCGAAAACTCTGTAAATAATCATAGGGCCCTGACAAATCAGGACTTAGAATACCAAGAGAACAGACGCAAACGCAAAGTTCGCAAACTTGATTTTGAGGAACGATGATCAACCTCCACGAAAAATTCAATCACTATCTGAACACTGAAAAAACAGTAGACCTTCGTGATGTCAATGAAAGAGTGATCAGTTATGGTTGGGTGGACAATGGTCATGATCTCACTGGTTATTATGTCTTGACAGAAAACTATGAGATCGTATATAATCTTAAAGAAGAGTTCCAATACAAGGTTCCTAGGAAGTCTTTGGCTTCTATGAAAAAATAAGGAAGGGTGGTCGAGTGGTTGATGGCTCTGGTCTTGAAAACCAGCGAGGGTAACACCTCCGTGGGTTCGAATCCCACCCCTTCCGTTTTCTAAATATCAGTAATCATGAATTTCCTGATGGAAGAAGAAACGCAGGATCACCCCGAACCAATGGACGATCAATCAATTGTCCAAGACGGGTTGACAGACGAGTACTGGTCACTGTATAGTACTAACAACAACGACGCACAATAACGTTGTTACACCTCTGTCGCCTATCGGTTAAGGCCCACTGCTTATAACGGTGTGAACGGAGTTCAACTCTCTGCAGAGGTATTCCCCTTAGGGGGACCAAACCTACTATTCACTACAATGTCTTTGTTGTCTAAGTTCAAAAAGAACATCCAAGTTCTTTCTCAGACCGTAGAGGGTACTGTTTCTTTAGACTTCCAAAATCCTAAACTGTACAAAAAAATCCTGCGATATTATGAGGATCAGGGAGTTGAGTTTTATGATGACCCCTATGACACTTACGAATATGTGATTGATCTTCTTAAAGAAGATCTTCAATCTGAAGGAGTGACCGTCTGATGAACGTGGTTCTTGAACGTGGAGATGTCCGTTACACTTACAATGGTGTCTTGGAAAACGGTGTGAAAGATTATCGTATGCAATTGAAAGATTACTATACGAAACGTTGGAGTGATGTCTACTATTTTGATAATGAGATGCAGTGTACTATTGCAATTGAAGACGTAGATTATACAAACTGGCTTCTAGATCGACCCTGTTATATCAAGGATGATGAAGAGTAGTTTCTTATTTCTATTCAAAAAATAAGTGGCGAGCCTGCAGAAAGGGGTGGTTTATCCACCCCTTTTGTTGTATAATAAATACATCGATTGATTTATGACACTGATGAAAACTGCATTAGTTCTTGGGGCTGGAGGGTTTATCGGCTCCTGGATGGTCAAACGACTAAAGGAAGAAGGATATTGGGTCCGTGGTGTAGACCTGAAACATCCTGAGTTCTCCCGTCACCAAGCCGATGAGTTTGTCATTGGTGACCTGAGGGATAAAAGTTTTGTCAACCGTGTGGTTGAGTACAAAGGAACACAGGGTAACTTCTTTCATCAAATTCCCTACAAGATGATCGAAGGATTTGATGAAGTGTATCAGTTTGCAGCTGATATGGGTGGGGCTGGTTTCGTGTTCTCTGGTGATTATGATGCAGAGATCATGCACAACTCTGCTACCATCAACCTGAACTTTCTTGATGCGATTGTCAAGACCAAAGGTATGGGGCGTAAGGTTCCTAAAATTTTCTATTCATCTTCTGCATGTGCATACCCATCACATGTACAAGAGGACACCAATAATCCTGGTTTGAGAGAAGAAGATGCGTATCCCGCAAATCCCGACAGTGAGTACGGATGGGAAAAGTTGTTCAGTGAACGTCTCTACCTTACTTACGGTCGCAATCATGGGCTTGATATTCGTGTTGCTAGGTATCACAATATCTATGGGCCCGAAGGTACTTGGGAAGGAGGACGTGAGAAAGCTCCCGCAGCTATGTGTCGAAAAGTTGCGTCCGTCATGGGCGATGAAGGAGAAGTTGAATGTTGGGGTGATGGAGAACAAACCCGTTCCTTCCTGTACATAGATGATTGTATTGAAGCCACCCGTCGTTTAATGGAGAGTAACCACAAAGAAGTTATTAACATTGGATCTGAGGAGATGGTTACAATCAATCAACTCATCAACACTGCTGCAAAGGTTTCTGGTAAGACTGTAACCATCAAACACGTTGATGGTCCTCTTGGAGTTCGTGGTCGTAATAGTCAAAACGATAAGATCCGTGAGGCGTTGAACTGGGATTACTCAATCAGTCTTGAAGAGGGTATCTCTAGAACCTACAAATGGGTAGAAGAACAAGTTCATAAAAGTCATCTCAATGAATGTTGGGAACATTATTATTATCCCGAAGAGAGTGAAGTATGATTGGTTTTAATGCATTAGGTAAACTGGGACAACTGGGAAACCAGATGTTTCAGTTGGCCTCTTTGAGGGGTATTGGTTCACACAAAGGATACAACTTTTGTTTTCCAATTCACAATGAAGTCGTTGTAGATCATCTGGGAAATAAACTGAGAGTAGATGTTCATAACGTCTTTACTCTGCAGAATGTAAGTCCACTTAACATTCAAACGATTGATGTTGGTAGACCTACGGTTTCTGAAGGTACTTTTCATTTCAATGAAACTCTTTTCAATGAATGCCCTGACTGGGTAGATCTGCAAGGTTTCTTTCAAAGTGAAAAGTATTTTGCTCACGATAAAGGAATGGTTCGTGAGATGTTCACATTCCGTCCAGAAATTATTGATCCTGCCCGTGCAATGATCAATGGGTTAAACAAAGCTCCTGTTGCACTTCATATTCGTCGTGGTGATTTCCTTCGTAACTCTGGGAACCATCATAATCTTGAACTTATGTGGTATGCAAAAGCCCTAGATAAGTTTGATTTGAGGGGTCGTCAGGTTGTAATCTTTAGTGATGATCCTGAATGGTGCAAGAAACAAGAACTCTTTGAAGATGATGATACATTCTTGATTAGTGAAGGTAATTCACACTATACTGATCTTGCAATGATGTCTTTGTGTACTGGGCATATCATCGCAAACTCTACCTTCTCATGGTGGGGTGCATGGTTGGCTGATAGTAAAGAAGTTATCGCACCTAAGACGTGGTTTGGTCCAGACAACGCACATCTTGATACAAAAGATCTTTATCCTGAACATTGGGAGGTACTTGAGTGAGAGCCGCAAAAGTTGCTGTAGTATTCATTGGGACTGGTAAGTATCTCAACTTCCTTCCATCTTGGTACGAACGTTGCGAAGAAAATTTTCTCCCCAATATGGAGAAACAATACTTTGTTTTCACTGATGGTAATGTTCCAGAAGTACCAGACAATGCCACTGTCTATCCTGTAGAACATCTAGATTGGCCATATATCACTCTCTATCGATTTAATATTATCGGTAAAGCCCGTGAAGAAATTAACAAGTATGACTGGTTAGTTTTTCTTGACGCAGACATGGCCGTGGTTGACAAGGTAACTCCAGAAGAGTTCTTTGATCCTCTCAAACCTTTCTTTGGTGTTCATCACCCATGTCACTTCCTCAAGTTTCCACCACATAATCAACCACCTGGATCTTTTGAAACCAGTCCACTGTCAACTGCAAAGGTTCCTGATGATTATGACTTCTCTATCTATTGGCAGGGATGTCTCTGGGGTGGTCGATGCCCTGATGTAATTGAGATGATGGATGAACTCCATGATCGTGTTATGAAAGACGAGAAGAACAATGTGATTGCAAAGTGGCATGATGAAAGTCATCTTAATGCCTTCTATGCACAGAACAGAGAACTTGTTCATACTCTTGGTCCAGAGTATGCGTTCCCAGAAGTCTTTGCTGATGCATGTGATTTCCAACCCAAAATGGTTCACCTAGCCAAAGACAACAGTAAGTATCATGTATGAACCTGAAGATAGGATTGTCTGGTTGTACTCTTGAAAAGATTGATAACACCATCAGGAAATATTCTTCCAGTGAAAGTTACAATCAGAGACTTCTAAAACAATCAGAAAAACAAGAATACTTCTCAAGATTTATCTTCACCAGACTATCTACTCCTAGGGTTATCTCTAGGGGTGATAGTTATTTTGATATGGAGTATATCCAAGCTTCATCATTCAATACATTTCTCAACTCTGCAGATGTAAATCAATTGGATTTTATTTGTGAAGGACTTTATGAATATTTTGAGTTCCTTATCGAACATTCGAGAACTCAAAACATCAAGACCAAGGTGATGAATAAACTGGACAGTCTAGAACAAACACCATTCATTGACTATCTCAAGTCACTAGATGTTGATTATGATGTCCCGAAAAGTTTTTGTCACGGGGACTTGACATTCACTAATATTCTTTTTCATAAAAAGAAATTATATTTTATAGACTTTCTGGATAGTTTTGTTGATACCTTTTACGTCGATCTTTGTAAGTTGAAACAAGATCTTTATTATCACTGGTCAATTAGACTTCATGATGGTATGAACGTAAGACTATATCAGTCAACTAATTACATCTGGAAAAATATAGAAGAAAGATACAAGAAGTATATCAACACTCTTGCGTTCGATGTTCTTGATGTTGTAAACTTACTTAGAATACAACCATATCTTAAGAACCAAGAGGATAAAACAATCCTTTCTTATCTGATACAAAATACCAAGTTATATGAAAACTTTAATTGTTCCTATGGCGGGACGGTCTAGTAGGTTCCCCAACAGCCGTCCTAAGTGGATGTTAACTCATCCAAAGAACAACAGACTGATGGTCAGTGAGGCTATCTCTGGATTAAATCTAGACTTCTTTGATGAGATCCTGTTTATCTTTCTTGCAGAACATCAATCTGAGTATATGTTCTTTGAAGGTTTTATGGAGGAGATGAAAGAACTTGGTCTTAGTGATAAATGCAGACCCACCTTTCTTGCCAAACCAACAGGATCTCAATCCGAAACTGTTTACCAGGCTATCAAGAAAGAAAACATAGAAGGATTTATCTTCATCAAAGATAGTGATGGTTACTATGAATGTGAACTGACCACTACTGATAATCAGGTTGCATTCTTTGATCTCAATGATATGGATAATATCAATGCACGATCAAAGAGTTACATTACAATCGATGATCTTGGTGTTGTAACTAATATTGTAGAGAAGAAAGTGATTAGTTCTACTTTCTCTTCTGGTGGTTATGGATTTAATTCTGCAAAACAGTTCTGTGATACTTTTGAAAGACTTAAAGACATGCCTGGAGAATGTTACATCAGTCATGTCATCTTTGAAATGATGTTAGATGGCCATTCTTTTAATGCAACCAAGACATCTAACTTCAAAGACTGGGGAACAAAAGATGTTTGGATGGAGTACAAGAAGACTTATAAGACATTGTTCTGTGATATTGATGGAACATTGATTACCAATTCATCAATTCATTTTCCTCCTTACGTTGGAGAAGGAGAACCAATCCAAGAGAACATTGATTACTTAAACTATCTTTACGGTGAAGGTAGAACTCACATTGTTCTTACTACAAGTCGCCCAGAAAAGACTAGACAAATTACCATCGATGAACTAGAATTGAAAGGAGTGAAATATCACCAACTTGTTATGGGGTTGCCTCACAGTCAACGTATTGTAATCAATGACTTTGCAGCTTCTAATCCATATCCTGCATGTGGTGCAATCAATTTACCAAGAAACAATAACAATCTAAGGGAGTTCTTATGAAAATTCTAGTCACTGGTGCCGCTGGTAACATTGGCTGCGGTCTTTGTTCCCACCTTGTTGAACAAGGTCATGAAGTTGTTGGTGTTGATAATCTTCGTAATGGACGTTTAGAAAATATTGACGGGTTCAAAGGTAAGATCATCATCGGCGATGTTGATGATGAGAACTTTGTCAACACTACGTTGATGGAAGCCTGGGATGTAATCATTCACCTGGCTGCAATTTCATCTCTCCCCGATTGTGAAACAAATAAGGCTGAATGTCTTCGTATTAATGTTGTCGCAGTCTCCAATATGTTGGAACTTGCCCGACACACTGGTGCATATCTTATTCATGCTTCAACCAGTGCAGTTTATGAGAACACCAACTCATTGAACTTCCATGAAGACTTGGATATCAATCCAACTCTTTACTATGCCCTCTCTAAGAAGATGGCTGAAGATCTGATCAACGCATATACTGAGAACTATGGTATTAAGGTTGGTGTTCTTCGTTTCTTCAATGTGTTTGGTCCTGATGGTGACCACACCCGACCCAATCCTCCTCTGGTTAACTTCCTTGTTCGGGAGTTTAAGAAAGAAACTAGTCCCGTTCTAAGTGGTGATGGATCTCAAGTCCGTGATTTTATTCATGTCGATGACATTCGTAGAATGATTGAGGTGTGCATCGAAAAACAACCTAGTGATGTTTTCAACGTATGCACTGGTATTACCTGTAGTGTTAACCAGATTGGTGAATGGGTTCGTGAAGCTCTAGAGACTGATCTGCCTCTTGCACACAAGGACGCCGCAGAACTCTGGGATCGTTATCCCAGTCTCTTTGAGGGTTCTTATCCCCTCAATAAAGAGATCGTCGCCAAGGAGACTACACGATACTCTAAGGGTGTCTATGACAAGGCTAAAACTGAACTGGGTTGGGAACCTAACCTAGATATTGAAGGTCTAGTCAAAAAAGTTGCGAAGGAGATTGTGATTTGAGAGTTGCAGTATTTGTATTTGGACAACCAAGGTTTCTAGATAATCCACACGCATTTGCATCACAAAAGAAATTCATATTCGATAAGTATGACACTGATGTATTTGCACACATTTGGTGGTCTGAAGAAGAGAAGAGTTATTCATACTCTAAGTGGGAAGGTGGTGGTACATTCCACCCCTTCTTGAATGAAGATAAAATGCAGGTTGATAAATCTGCAATCGATACGATTAGGGAAAGATATAATCCAGTTAAACTTGAGACCCAACCCTCAGAGACCTTCTCCAATGAAGACCTATATAATGCTATAACCGAAAGGTTTCAAGCAGAGGGTAGATTTACCAGAAACAATCTGAGTAACTTTCTATCTCAGGCTTATTCGATTGAGAAAACGTCAGAACTTTACGAGCAATATCTTTCTGAAGGTGGAGAACGCCATGACTTTATAGTCTTGGTAAGAACAGACCTTAACATTCAACACTTCCCAGATTTTAACGAACTCAATAAGAGTAAGTATTATCTTTCAAATCATCACAATGGGTTCCCAGACCTTGCGTTTATTATGGGAACAAAGTTCTTGAAGACAAATAAGATCTATTCCTATATGATGAGTGACAAGTGTGTTCAGGATGTTCCTAAAATGCCAGGTGCATACGGAGAATGTTTTAAACTCTTCACATATCAGAAATATTTTTCAAACTCTGATCTTGATCCAATCCACATGCCATGTTTTGTTGTAAGAAACAATGAAGACCCAAACTAAAAGACTTGCATTAATTTACTCTGGACAACCTAGACACCTGCGAGAGTGTCATCAAAATCATAGGTTGAACTTTTATGAGGCCAATTCAGATTGGGAAGTGGATGTGTTTGCCCACGTTTGGTATGACAAGAGTTGGGTTGGTGCATATTTCTGGGATCAATACAAAGATCGTGGTAAATGGGATGCAGATCTAATTCCTTTCATGGAAGAAAAATGGCAACCAAAAGCCCTAGAGTTTGAAGAACCAAAAGAGTTTGTATCTGAATGGAAACCAGATCCTAGATTTCCTCATCCAGTGAACAATATCATCTCCATGTTCTACAGTCTTGAGAAGGCCAATGACCTCAAGAAAAAGTATGAAGAAGAAAATAACTTTAAGTATGATTGTGTGGTAAGATTGAGAACGGATGAATACTTCTATGAAGACATTGGACCTCTTGATGACTATGACCTCAACACTGTTAATGTATTCGATGAGTATGCTCATCTGGATTATGGGATTAATGATCACTTTGCATTTGGTAACTCCGAACTGATGGATAAATACCTCAGTGTTTGTAGTAACCTTGGGACAATCATTGAGGAAGGTGCTGCAATCAACCCAGAAACTTTGATTGGTTGGAACGCACAGAACCATCATAAATTACCAATTACAAAAAATAAATTTGGTTATCGCCTTTGGAGGGACATGTGACAAAACTTGTTATTTTTGATCTTGACGGTGTACTGATTGATAGTAAAGATTATCATTACGAAGCTTTGAACCAGGCTCTTGGTTCAGAGTATGCAATCTCAAGAGAAGAACATGTAAGTATCTACGATGGTCTTCCTACCAAGGCCAAATTAGAACTTCTCACTAAGAATAAGGGTCTACCTGTAGACCAGTACGATAAGATCTGGAAAGATAAACAAGAAGCCACTCTCAAGATCTTTAATGACTGTGTTGCAAAAGACTATCAGTTGATGGGATACTTCCAACAACTTGTAGATGCAGGATATAAGATTGCAGTTGCATCCAATTCTATTAGGAATACTGTTAAAATCATTTTATTGAGATTAGGAGTATTAGAGTTTGTTGATATGTACGTCTCTAATGAAGACGTAGTTCGTAACAAACCATTTCCTGCAATGTATTGGAAGTGCATGATTGCACTTGGGGCTCTTCCAAATGACACCGTTATTATTGAAGATAGTCATATTGGTCGTCAAGGTGCTCTGGATAGTAAGTGCCACCTTGTTCCTGTGGATGACCGTAAAGATTTGGATCAATCTAAAATTGATCGTATCAAAAAAATCCTCAACGGAACCAAACAAAAAGTTGCATGGGAGAGTAAGACGATGAATGTATTGATCCCTATGGCTGGTCGGGGTAGTAGATTTGCATCTCAAGGATATACTTTCCCCAAACCTTTGATTGAAGTCAAGGGTAAACCAATGATCCAAGTGGTTGTTGAGAACTTGAACATCAAGGCCAACTACACCTTCATCGTTCAGAAAGAACACTACGAACAATACAATCTTAACTATCTGTTGCCTCTGATTGCCCCAGGGTGTAATATTGTACAGGTAGATGGTATCACTGAAGGTGCCGCTTGTACCACTCTTCTTGCAAAGGAGTTTATCAATAACGATGAACCCTTGATCATGGCTAACTCTGATCAGTTTGTGGAATGGGATAGTAATGAAACTCTTTATGCCTTCCAAAATGATGGTATCGATGGAGGTATCATTACGTTCCCTGCAACTCACCCTAAGTGGTCTTATGCCAAACTTGGTGAAGATGGTTATGTGTCTGAGGTTGCTGAGAAGAAACCTATCTCCGAACATGCAACAGTAGGTATATACTACTGGAAGAAAGGTTCTGACTACGTTAAGTACGCAGAACAAATGATTGACAAGAACGTTCGTGTAAACAATGAGTTCTATGTCTGCCCTGTGTTCAATGAAGCTATTGAAGATGGTAAGAAGATCCGTATCAAGGAGATTGATAAGGATGGTATGTGGGGTATCGGAACCCCAGAAGATCTCAACTATTTCTTAGAACATTATAAGGGTGAAGTTTGATGAAAGTCGCTCTTCTTTTTCATGGTCAACCACGATATCTAAAGAACCCTTTTCCACTCAAGTCTCATACTAGAGAGATCCTCAACAAGTATGAGACTGATGTTTATGTTCATACTTGGTTTGATGAAGAACAAACTGAGTATGAATTTTCTACATGGAGTAGGATTTCTTCCTGTCCGATTGAACCAAACTCTCCTCAATTGATCGAGGAGTATTACAGTCCTAAACTAATGAAGGTTGAAAAACCTCAGAAGTTTGCCTTTTCTGAACACTCTAGAAAACTGATCAACGGTAGAGGGTTTCGTCCAGAAGACGGATGGCATGACCAGAACTATAACAACATTCTCTCTTCACTTTATAGTATTGAGAGTGTTTGCAATCTGGTTGAACCTTACAAGAATGATTATGATTTCATTATTCTTTCTAGACTTGACAACCTTGTCTATCGTCTACCGAATTTAAATGAACTGAATAATGATCGGTTCTATCTTTCAGATCACCATCCCAGGTTCCCAGATCTTCTGTTCTTCTTTGGTCCAAATTATCTGGACACAATGAAGGTCTATTCTAATGTTGATAGTCTAGTCGAAAAACATTGTCATGAACTGTGGGGTCCTTCTCTGAATGAACCACTGAAGATGTTCAACTATCTTCATGTTCATGGAGGAACAAATGTCGTTCCAACAAGACTTCCTGTTCGTGTTGTAAGAGACAATGAAGGTAGAGGTGATATTGATAAACTATTTGAATATCAATTGACCTTGGAGGACATGTTCGGATGAAACTGATTGCACATCGGGCTAATCTAAATGGTCCAGATCTATTAACAGAAAACTCTCCACACCAGATCGTTCATTGTATCGAACAGGGATATGATGTAGAGATTGATGTTCGTTATGATCCTAAGACTGGTTGGTTATGGTTGGGTCACGATGAACCACAATACTCTGTGACCTGGTGGTGGTTGGCTGGTAAGTCTGATCATCTTTGGATCCACTGTAAAGATCTTACAACTCTTCATGAGTTTTCTTCAAATACAAGTGGTTACAATTACTTCTGGCATCAGGATGATGATTACACCCTAACTAGTAAACAACACATTTGGGCCTACCCTGGTAAAACCTATACAAAGAATACTGTAATCGTTATGCCAGAGTGGAACAATATGGATTGGGATAAGTTAAAAGTAACTAATTGTTATGGAATTTGTTCTGACTACATTTCTAAACTAAAATGATTGTAACCTTATTAGAAGACGGTGAGGATCTTGTTTTTCCTTTCCCAGATGAACTTATCGATGAACTTGGTTGGAAAGATGGAGACACTCTTGAGTGGATCGACAATAAAGATGGTACACTGACCTTAAGAAAGATATGAGAATTACACTGATTGGTCCTGGTATTATGCCTATCCCACCTACGGGATGGGGTGCTGTAGAAATCTTGGTTTGGGACACCAAGCTCGCACTGGAAAAACTGGGCCATCAGGTTCAGATTATCAATACCAAAGATGCGAGACAAATCATCAATGATATTAATTCGTTTCGCCCAGACTTTGTGCATGTACATTATGATGAGTTTATTCCCATCGTTCCCTACATTCAATATCCATGTGCAATCACAAGTCACTTTGGGTATCTTGAACGTCCACAAATGTTCAACGGCTACATCAATGTAGCTAATGAGTTTGTTCGTGTTAAACCTAATATCTTCTGTTTGTCTAGAGGTATTCAGAAGATCTACAACGTGATGTTTGATATTCCCAGGGATAACACATATGTTACTCCCAATGGTGTGAATATTGATGAATTTAATTACTCCGATAATCCTGAGTATCCCGATCGTAGTATCTACCTTGCAAAGATTGACTACCGCAAGAGACAACATCTCTTCCAGTCTATTGATAGTCTTTGGTATGCTGGTAACCTTGCAGATGATAGGTTCAATACTTCAAAGAATTATCTTGGTGAGTGGTCTAAGGATAGACTGTACAACGAACTCACAGAGTATGGTAACTTAGTTCTTCTCTCTGATGGTGAGGCTCATCCACTTGTTTGCATGGAAGCTTTGGCTGCAGGACTTGGTGTGGTAGTATGTGAATGGGGTAAGGCTAATTTGGATACTGAAAAGGAATTCATTACAGTCATCCCAGAAGACAGGATCAATGACATTGAATATGTTGAACAGGAGATCGTCAAGAATAGAGAGTACTCTATCAAACACCGTGATGAGATCCGTGAGTATTCGAAGAAGTTTGATTGGGTCGAAGTTTTGAAGAAGTATTATCTTCCTAGTATTGAAAAGGTGATTGCAAAACATGGATCGTAATAAGGCTGCATACAAACTTAAGAACTTTGGCCCTCTGTATATCATCAATCTGGATGGACAACCAGATCGATGGAAATGGATGCAAGACCAACTGGATTATTGGCAAGTTGAAAACTACGAACGTATCTCTGCCTTTGATGGTAGAGTAAGTGACTTATCAGAAGTTATTTCTGGTAGGTATCCTAATGCAGTTTCATCTGGTGAGATTGGTTGTGTAACGTCTCACCTGAAAGCCATTAAACATTGGTACGAAACTACAGATACAGACTATGGTATCTTCATGGAAGATGACTGTGACTTCTGTTCTGTTAAACACTGGCCATTCTCCTGGAGAGAGTTTATGGCTAGAGTTCCATATGATTGGGACTGTCTTCAAATTGCAGTGATCAACCCTAGGAAACTAGTTGCAAACATTCACCCTAGGTATGTGGATGATTATTCCACTGCAGCCTTCGTGATTAACCGTAGGTACGCAGAGAAACTGATGCACTTCCATTGTCGTGATGAAAAATTCAAACTTGACAATGGTGTCCGTCCTCGTGCCGTCGCCGATGATCTTATCTACAATGCAGGAAAAACATACGCCATACCCCTATTCCTTTATAAACTGGAACTTGGTTCAACTATCCATCCAGAACATATTGATGTTTTCCATAAGTCTAGCCGTGAAGGACTAGATCACTGGTGGACCAATCAATCTGCGGACATGCCCATTGATAAGTTCTTTGAATACGATACCCACGAACTGAACTAGGCCTTGACATGATCCCAAAGAGAATGTTAAAGTGTTCTCACGAAGACAAGTCAAGTCTTCTCCATCTGCGGGTAACCATTCCGCAAGTAAATTTAAGAGGTATCAATTAAATGATTAAATCTGTTATTGCAACTGCCGCTGTCGCCCCTTTCCTTGCCACCGCTGCGTTCGCTGGTCCTTATGTTGAGAGCAAGACCACTTCTGCTCTTTCTGACGGCACCTACAAAGGCGCTCAAACCGAACTTCGTGTTGGTTACGAAGAGAAGGTCGCTCCTACCGTGACCGTCTTTGGCGAGATCGGTCCTGGTTATGAGTGGACCAAAGGCACCACTACTACCACTGGCGAAACTGTTGCCGTTGGTGAAGTTGGTGTGAAGGTTAAGGCAACCGATAAGGTTAGTGTGAATGCCAAAGTGACTGGTGAGTATGGTAATACCAGTGAAGTCTTTGACATGGGTGGTGAACTGAAGGTTCGTTACGCCTTCTGATGGAACAAGTCACACGGATCTGTTCCAAGTGTGAAGAAGAGAAACCACTGAACAAAGACAACTTTCAAGTTGTAAAATACTTCAAGAGTGGTTTCTCTTTTTATTGCAACGAATGCAATAAACCAAAACCAAGAGACAAAAAATGAGTATTAATACTCAGTTTGTTAGGATATAAAAACAAGAGGGGCTTGACCCCTCTTTCTTTTTCCTATATAATTCTGTAACAGTTCGTAACAATCCAATGACTGTAACGTCAAATGAATTTGGTCAACAGAACATGTGGGCTAAAGAACCCGTCATGTACTATGCAAACTATGGACAAAAAACACCCAATCAAATAAAGGAACAAACCAATGGGCGTTGGGCAATGGTCGGTATTATTGCTGGGTTTGTTTCTTATGCTCTCACTGACAAATTCTTCTTCGGGATCTTCTGAGGAATACACTAACTTATTAACGGAGAATAAAAATGAAAAGTCTCTTCACTGATAAAGCTGAAGTTCTCAATGGTCGTCTTGCAATGATGGGTTTCATTGCCGCCGTTGGTTCTTATCTCACCACTGGTCAGGTTATTCCTGGTATTTGGTGATAAATATTTGAAAATTTCACTAATATAAAATGGCTATTTCCGAACTCGCTGACTTGAGTATTGACAACATTCCTTTTAGGACATCAAATAACGCAAGGTATGTTCCTTCCGTTCATCCAAGAGACCCTGATCTCAAAGTTGAATTTGTATTCCGCGAGAAGGATGAGAATGGGGATTTCCAGTTCGTAACTAGAACTGCTGAGGAGATCTTCAAAGGAAAGAGACTTGCAATCTTTGGTCTCCCTGGTGCGTTCACTCCCACCTGTAGTGAACTTCAACTTCCTGCATATGAACTCGCTTATGATGACTTCATTGCAAAGGGTATTGATGAAGTCTACTGTGTGTCTGTGAATGATGCATTTGTGATGAACGCCTGGTTTGAGAAACTGGGTATCACTAAAGTCAAGGCTCTTCCTGATGGTAATGGCATCTTTACCTGGTGTTGTGATTTGATGGTTTCCAAAAACAATCTGGGATTTGGAAATCGTTCTTGGCGTTATGCCGCCATCGTTGATGATGGAGTGTTCGAACAGTGTCTAGAAGAAGCTGGTAAGAGTGCAAACTGTGAGAGTGATCCTTATGAAAACTCCACACCCCAAAGACTTCTTGCAACTCTTGGTTAAGTAATTTACACAACTTTACAAAGATCCTCCTACATAATGTAAGAGGATCTTTTTTTATGCCTAGAAATCAACTTACGAAAGATTCCATCAAGTGTGATGTTCTTAAATTGAAGAGAGATCTTGACAAAGAACCATATTCGGATGGAATTAAATTTCTTACACACAAATACCTGAACGCCGTCCTGGACAAGATCGACGAGTATGCCAGATGATCAACTGGGCTCTTGACTGGGACACGGGTTCGGGTTATACTAAATAGGTAAACAAATGTTACGGAAATCAAGGTTTTCTTAACATTGTTCACACCCGTTAACCGAGACCTATGGGTGTATAAATCACGTCTCTCATATCCCGCCTGAGGGTGGCGGGAACATAGTAACTCCACCATTTCCCTGATGGTCTTACTACTGTCTACTAACAATGACTGCTACACTTTCACGTCAACAACAATCGAATACTTGGGAACAGTTCTGCGAGTGGGTAACTTCCACTAATAACCGCCTGTATGTGGGCTGGTTCGGTGTGTTGATGATCCCATGTCTTCTCGCTGCCACTATCTGTTTCATCGTCGCCTTTATCGCTGCTCCCCCTGTGGACATCGATGGTATTCGTGAACCCGTTGCTGGTTCACTCATGTACGGAAACAACATCATCTCTGGTGCTGTTATTCCTTCGTCCAATGCTATTGGACTGCACTTTTACCCCATCTGGGAAGCTGCTTCCCTAGATGAGTGGCTTTACAACGGTGGGCCTTTCCAACTGGTTGTGTTCCACTTCCTGATTGGTATCTACGCCTACATGGGACGCGAGTGGGAACTCTCCTATCGTCTGGGTATGCGTCCTTGGATCTGTGTTGCATACTCTGCACCTGTTGCTGCTGCTTCTGCAGTGTTCCTGGTCTATCCTTTCGGTCAAGGTTCTTTCTCTGATGCGATGCCTTTGGGTATCTCTGGCACCTTCAACTATATGCTTGTTTTCCAGGCGGAACACAACATTCTCATGCACCCCTTCCATATGCTGGGAGTTGCTGGGGTCTTCGGTGGTTCTCTTTTCTCTGCTATGCATGGATCTCTTGTCACCTCTAGTCTCGTTCGTGAGACAACAGAATCCGAGTCACAGAACTATGGATACAAGTTTGGACAAGAAGAAGAGACCTACAACATCGTCGCCGCTCACGGATACTTTGGACGACTGATCTTCCAATACGCTTCGTTCAACAACTCACGTTCACTTCACTTCTTCCTGGCTGCCTGGCCCGTGGTTGGTATCTGGTTCACTGCTCTTGGTGTTTCCACGATGGCTTTCAACCTCAACGGCTTCAACTTCAATCAGTCGATTGTCGATAGTCAAGGTAAAGTGATCAACACCTGGGCTGATGTCCTGAACCGTGCTAATCTTGGGTTTGAAGTAATTCACGAAAGAAACGCACATAACTTCCCTCTTGACCTCGCTGCTGCTGAGACAACTCCTGTTGCTCTTACTGCTCCTGCGATTGGTTGATAAAAACTTTATAAGTTCTTTAGAGACCCGAAAGGG